GTAAGTGGAGTGACGTACGGCTGCAATGGCACTGACGATTTGACGTATGAAGAGGCTGTGGAAATCAAGCAGCTCTACAGCAAACGCAAAACCGATGATTATTCCAGAATGTTTTTTGCCGCCACGGTTCGCGCACTTCTGCCGGTATGGCTCCCCAATGCTTCGGTTAAGTTAAGTTCCATGTTCCAGTCTGCTGCCGGGCTGACTAAAATCGTTTTTCGGAGCAATGTTTCACCTTGCATTGTGAGAATAGGCGATTTCACCACTACATTCCATACTTGCTCTAATCTTAAAGAGATAGATGGAGTTCTGGACGTGTCTAACATGACCTCCCCAATATATTATCCCACATTTATGCTTGACGGACGGCTTGAGGATGTTTGGATAAGCGGATTGAAGTATAGTGCTAATTTCCAGGACTGCAAATCGCTCTCACTTGCTTCATTGCAATATCTTGTTGACAACGCCGCCAACACCACTGCAATCACCATTACCGTCCACCCCGATGTGTATGCGAAGCTGACCGACGAGGCTGACGCGGAGTGGCATGTACTTACAGCTCTTGCTTCCGAAAAGAATATAACTTTCGCAACGATTTGATTATGGCAAAGATACAGGAACTATACGACAGGGCTTCGGGAGAAACCATATATCCCGTCTCTACTACCCGGGCAGTAATATGCCCCAACGGCTCGGACTTGGAAACGCGCCTGACCTCGGAGAAGCAGAGCATCGAGTCGCGGCTGGAGAAAGCGAAGTTCGCCCTGTTCGTCGACTTGTGGAATGAGGCGTGGGGTGAGTATGGAGGCTATGACCCCGATAACGCTCCCGACCCGGAGCATCCCTTTATGGGGAACAGGCTGTGGTTTACCTATGACGAAGCTGTGGAAATCTACCAGCGGTCATATACTCAGAACCTATGGAGTCTTGAGCGAGTCTACAGGGGATGCCGTCTGCCAACCGTGCTACCGTTGAGAGTACCGACACATGAGCTGAAAGGTACCGGCGTTTTTGAGTCGGCGGTTGGTGTAACGCGCATTTCTATAATCGGGCCTCCATACGACGCAACAATCAACCTAAGCGAAGCAAGCTCGATGTTCGCGGACTGCTCTTCATTGGAAGAAGTTGTGTGCTCCACTCACATTTTACGCGCGGCATATCATAATGTACCACCGATAAATATCTTCTATAATTGCTTTAAGCTAAAAGAAATACGGTTCTATTGCGAAAAGGTTGGCTTCGACATACATTGGTCTCCGCTGTTGTCGCTCGCGTCTGTTCAGAGTTTCATCCCGCCAAAAGCTGTGCCTGACGGGGCAACTATCACCGTCCACCCCGACGTCTACGCGAAGTTAACCGACGAGACAAACACCGAGTGGCACGCGCTTCTTGCTCTTGCGGCCGAGAAAAACATAACTTTCGCAACCAATTAAATTACAACAATATGAACAAGACGTACAAAGAAAACCTCAACATGTGGGCGCTCGATACTGACGCCGACCACATCCTTCATCGAGTAGGCTCCGACGACTACACACCTATACGCCACACCACGGCAAAAGACCCCGACGCATGGGAGGAAATCGCCGTGGCCGACATTCCGCCGTACAATGAAGCGGAATACAAGGCCAAGGTGGAGGAGCTGATACGCGAGCGCTACACAGCCTCAGACGAGTTCGCACTTATCAACAATGTGATGGCGAATGTGACGGAGAAGCGTCAGAGCGAGTATGCTGCCTATCAGGCCTACCGCGAGGACTGCAAAGTCCGCGCGAGGGCGATACTGTCTGACTCAAAATGTGACATTACCAATGACTGAGGTTGATGAATAGGCACCAAGAGTGCCCGGCAAATTCAAAAGATAAAGAGGTGTGCCGATTTAACCGGGCTACCTTTGTAAAGTAAACAATAGTATCATTATGACAAAGATTTGTAAAGACAAGACCGGGCGCGACAAGAGACTCCATGTGTTCTGTGAGTTTGTGATAGCTGCTGTAAGCGGCGTGTCGGTGTCGTTGCTGCATGTTTCGGCAATGGTCTGCGCCGTCATCGCTTTTGCCGTGGCTATCGCGGCCGGTATATGGAAAGAGGTAAAAGACTGCAGGCAGGAAGGAAATCATTTCTGCGTGTGGGATTTGGCATGGGATGTTGTCGGGAGTGTTGCCGGGGGCGTCTTTGCGTTCCTTGCCAGCTACTACACATGATGATTTATAGATTAATCACAAAACTACACAATCATGCATCCGAACCAATTAATATCAGACATTTTGCGGTGGCTATTTACCGCAGTAGGCGCAACTATGGCGATACTTGAACCAACCTTACCGTACATTTTGATATGTACACTGATGATACTTGCAGACTGCTATACGGCGTGGTCATTGTCAAGACGTGCAAGAAAGGCACATCCCGATAGGGTGAGCGCGGAAGGGAAGAAGTTCAAGAGCCACCATTTCGGCGCAGTACTTCTTACTATCTTAAAATCGTGGGCGTTGATTATCATGTCGTTTTTAATTCAACGTCATATCACAGACGGCATGCCTATCGACCTTACCAAAGTGGCGGCCGGAGCAATCTGCTTCTGGCAGCTATGGTCTATCCTTGAGAATGAGTCGAGCTGCAACGGTGCGAAGTGGGCGACGGTATTACAGAAGATACTCGTTGACAAGACCTCTCGCCACTTTGACATAGACCTTAACGAACTTAAAGACTGACAAAATGAAAGTACTTATAGACAATGGTCACGGAGAGGATACTCGGGGCAAGTGCAGTCCCGACGGCCGACTACGCGAATATGCCTATTGCCGCGAGATAGCGCAGCGCGTGAGCAGGGCGCTGACACTTCGCGGAGTTGACACCCTGCTTCTTGTGCCGGAGAGAACCGACACCCCTCTGAAAGAGCGAGTGCGCAAGGTTAACGGATGGGCAAAAAAACTCGGCTCACAGAATGTAGTGCTTGTGTCGATACACAACAATGCCGCCGGAGCTGACGACAAATGGCATTCGGCCACGGGCTTTTCGGTATTCGTCAGCAATAATGCATCGAGCAAGTCCAAGAAACTCGCCCAGATATTCACGGCCAACGCCACAGATATGGGGCTGATGGGCAACCGGTGTGTGCCGCCCGAGAAGTATTGGGTGCAGTCGCTTGCCATGACTCGCGACACGGCGTGTCCGGCAGTGCTGACGGAGAACCTTTTTCAGGATAACGAGGAGGATGTGAAGTTCCTGCTGTCAGAGGAGGGAAAACGAGCCATTACAACATTGCACGTTAATTCAATCATTCAGTACATCAACAGTATCAAATCATGAACAGAGAAAAAGAAATTGTTGCCAATAAGCAACTGCGTAAGGACATTGACGAGATTGTCCAAAGAGTTAAGGAACTTCCTGCCTCGCGTGAGCGTAGCCTTGCTATTACCAAACTCCAAGAGGGTGTAATGTGGCTCGGCATGGACTTAAAACGTCTGAACTGCGACAATCCCTATCCGTCAAGTAAAGACCCCTCTACATGTTCTACCATTGAACCGACAGCAGACGGCCTCAAACTCTAACACCAACAGAGCATGAAAACGAAACATTATATCCTGTTAGCAATTGCAGGACTGACAGCATTCCTTTCCGGGTTGTTCATCGGCAAAGGCCGCACGGAGAAGCCGCCCGGCACCGTGACGGAAATAAAGGAAACGACCGTGGACACCATTCCGTACTACGCACCGATGCCGCAGTCGGAGTTGGCGTTAGGAACGCACCGCTATACTCTGCCGAACTATCGGTTCTTCGCAGAGCGAAGCGTCCAAGGGAACGGTTACCTCGGTGGAGGTGTAGGAGGCGAACCTCGACAACGTGACGACAAGGACAGTATTTGTGAGGACAGCATAATTCACTCTACCGTTTATGGCGTCGGCGCCGGAGGCGAACCCCGATGTAGCCAAGACAGCGCAATCGTGGAACTCCCGATAACACAACGACACTATGCCGACAGCACTTATGAAGCATGGGTGAGCGGCCCGGTAGACCCACGGCTCGACAGCATCAGAGTATTTGCACCAACAACAATTATCACCAAACGAGAATGGAAGCCTCCCAAGCGTTGGCACATAGGAATAACAGCCGGTTATGGCTATGGGGCAAAGGGCTTTCAGCCGTATATAGGTGTCGGAGTAACTTATTCAATAATCAGTTTTTGACATGGAGATAACACTATCAATCAATAAGGAAGATGTGATGCAGGAGATTGCAGTCACCACCGCCTACACCGGCGGCAAGATGGACAATGACGAAAATGCTCTGCACCGCATATCTACTGTTGATGAGGATGAGAACCACCTTGAAAGATTTTGGGAGGAAAGCCGAGCGGACATCTGCCAAGAACTTATCGGCCTTGTCACTTTTGAGGGAATGGTGCGTGATACTATCGTCACACCACCTGTAGACCCTGTTCTCCCTGTAGACCCCATAGCACCCAATTCTGCCGCACTTCCTCCCATTTTGCAAAGGCAGCATTACGAATTGAGGCTTGATGTGTCTAAATCCTTTGACGAGGCTCTGTTGCCGAGTATGCGACTCAGCCTGTTCAGTTATTTCGTGCAGAGCATAGTAGCCAAGTGGTACGTCTACACAAACAAAGGAGAAGCCGGTGATTATGCTGACAAAGCAAGCACTCTCCTTGACGATATTCACCGCAAGGCCGTGTATAAGAAAAAGCCGACACGTCCCACCTACGATGATTAAACTAATAAATAATACATCACAATGGAACAGAAAAAGACCATTACAGTAACGCTTGAGTCGAAAGAAATCAAGTTTGACGTGATGAACAAGTCGCATCTTACAGGCCAAGCGCGAAACGCAGAAGGCAAGGACTACCGTGCCACTGCGTATATGCAAGCGAGTGAGGACGATGAACACGCTTATCAGATACTCCGTGCCATCAGCAATGCTTTCTCCCATCTGAAAGTGGAACTCGGAGAGTATTTGCATGAGGACGGTTCTACCTCCAATAACCGCATAAACAAGACGGTCGAGGACGGAGGAAAGCTACAGCTTGTTTTCTTGCTCCCCTCAAATTTCAACAACTCGGCATGTGACAGCCTTGGCGGTATGCTCCACGAGTATATTGTAGACCGCACTCTTTCGGAGTGGTTTGTAATCACCTCCCCGAATGACGCGCAGAACTACTCCAACCTTGCCACCGATGCACTCGACCGAGCCAAGCAAGCCCTGTACAAGCGCGAAAGGCCGACACGTCCCACTTATAACGATTAAGCCATGTATCATATCGGTTGCAGCGAGGACTGCTATAATTCAGATGCCGGGGACAGCAAGGCCACAAAGAATGTGACGTTGGTGTTTCATCGTGCGCAGTTGCTTTACGACATAAAGAACTATGCCTATATCGAGGGGCATGTGTGGGGCGAGGAAAACCAACACGCACAGCACACCCTCGTTGAAATCGGCGAGGAGGGCAATGTCGATAGGGTGAACCGCATTTTAGGGGTCGTTCATGCCGCAGCCGTTGAAATGCTTTATCCCTACACAAAGCAGGAGCCGATTGACGACGAAGTTATTTGTGACCGAATGTGGACACCCGAAGATTACCAAATCGTCATGAAAGTGCCGGCCACGATGTCACGAACCACCCTGCACCTGCTCAACAAACTAATCCATGAGTTTATGGTAACTCGTGTGATATATGATTGGTTGAGCATCACGCACCCCGAAGCCGCGCGTAACTGGCTTGAAAAAGCGTTGGAGGCGCAGGAGGAAATCAACAGCATCAAGAACAGCCGTACAGGAGTGCTGAGGCGACCCTCGCACCCATTCTAACGTATTACTTGCCGGGGCAACCTGGAACTATCCCGACAAGGACGAGAGCCGAGACGCATCACGCGCCCCGGCTCTCTGTTTAACAATCTTTGTTACCTTAAATCTAATTGCCTATAAAGTATCTTTATCGCGGTTGATTGGTCTGACGAGGATTGAATTGCAGGGAGGCTCCGAAGATACTTTCATCATCGGAGAGCGAGGTCACGCAAGCAATTCGGAAATATTTGTATGGTGTGCCGCGGAAGCCGCGGAGGATATGGTCTTTGCTCGACCATACCAAGTGCCAATTGTAGAGGTCTCGCGAGCCGTATAGGACTGACTGCACATGTCCTTTCCGGAAGAGGCCACGCTGAATGACGGTGTCGACGGTTTTGAGCATGTCGGGGGCGTTGAGCTTGAGTGGTCGAGATATGAGGAGGCCTTTGCTTGTGGAGTCAAGTGCCTCAGAGAAGTCTACTACTTCGCCATTTGAGTTGATGGCAAGAGCCTCGGGGTATGAATTGACGTTGTACATAAGGTCGGAATACATCATACCCCACATATTTGACTTCAAAGAATAAACGTAGGCGTAACTTTTGGAGGTGTTGTATAGTATAATTCGCTGATGAGGATAATCGTAGGCCATCCTGCAATTGGCGATGAAGCGAGAGAATGGGGCGACGGGCAAGCATGAGTCTGCCGGATGTTGCAGCATTGGGTGTAGAGACAAGATGCCTTTTAAGTCTCTTACATCATATGTGGCGTCGGAGTTGATGGAGTCTGAGATGCATCTGGAGTCAGAGCCGGACAACAGCATAATACCACGCTTAGATGCAAAGAGCAAAGCAGAATCGATTTGTGTAATGGACTCGACGTCGATTGTTTCGTCTCTGACGATAGGCTGTACGGCAGTATATCCACCGGAGGGAGCTACTGACAGCGCCCAAATGCCTTCGGTGGTGAAAGCGTACAAGGGGAATTGTCCGAACTGTCCTTGAGAGAGAGCCTTTGCAGCACTTGAAACGGCAAGGACTTCCTGAGCACCAACATTAACAGCGGATATTGCCTTGAATACGAACGGGCAATTGGCTTCTGATACATAGATTGTAGACAAAGCCTTTATCGAGTCGGTATCTTCTTCAAACGACGGGCGTACAGTAGCTTCAATAAAAGTCGGCACATCGCAATAGTCGCCTGCGTACCAGTACGCACCGTTAAGAAAGTCGTGTTTTTTCAAGTCGACCTCGGTAATGCCAAGAACATTGCCGACACTGTCTTCAAGGCAGAAAGCGGCTTTATATGCACGAGCGTCAGGGTAGAAGAACCAAGCTCCACTGATGCTGCTTGCATAAATTTGCATCAGTGACTTTGCTCCGTCGTCAGTGGCGAGATATACATAGGTTACAATACGGTTGGCATTTGTGTCTGTAAGGTAGTTGAAGCACATGGAGGGATGGCTGGGGTTGCGCAATAGGATAGAGGAATGGCAAATATGAAGCCGATTGTTGTACTCTTTGATGTATGCGTCTTTGAAGCCTGTATATTGGAGAGTGTCGTCGTTTAGTGTTTCGCGTGAGACCAAAGTGGATAAGGTGCCCTTTTCGAGGTCGGCATCAACGAAGTCATATCTGGCCTCATTTAATTGCGTCAGACCGAGGCTACAGATTTTATAGAAATTAGAGACGGATACGACATCTTTACGAATATCTTCCACTGAACGGGGAGCGACCTGAACGTAGTTATTTGTTATCACATTGGTGGCATATCTGGTGATATAGTCTTTAAGTTCCAGGCGGCCATATGAGTTGTCATCGCACGCTACTCCGTCAAAATAAGCCCGGCCAAATCCTTTTGAGTCAACAGACCTTCTGAAACGGAAATAGTTGGTAGTACCATCATAATTTTGCCCCTGATTGTAAGGCCAGACAGGTTGTGAAACGAATAAGTCGATGCCGGTAATCAGGTCCTCCCAGTCCTTGGGGATAGATCCGCGCACTTTATATCTTATGTCGGCGGCGAAAGCTGTCATGATAAGACGTGTGCCTAGTGAAGAATGTTTTGAGAAAGATACGGCAGGAACATATCCGGAGTTTGGCACCATAAGAATAGGCTCTGATATATATGAGTATGAGCCATCATATAATTTTATGGCATATCGGGCAAAGAAAGGATATATGAAGCGAGCCTTGTCGGTAGCTTGTTCTTTGATAAATTTATTAATGGCGCCCATCAAAGCGGTATGCGACTCTGATGTATATTCGATATATGTGCTGACATCATCCGAGTCGCTGTCAGAATTATCAATGCCTTTATACCAAGTGATGTTGCCTTTTGTTCCGCTGTATGATGCGGAGAGATCCGGGCAATAAAACATTATCTGATATCGGATGTCAGTCCAGTCTTCAGCGAAAGATTTCTTTACTTCAAGGGTATTGGGGTAGGCATGTTCGTTTGCGGCGGAACACATCCATTGATGTTCGGTATCGCCTTTGCGTTTACCCCATATTTGTATTGACATGCCAATATTACATCCAGCAATGACGTCCCACTTAAGCTTATACTCTACATTCGCGTCTATTTTAAACTCGGCAGGAAAAGGTGTCAGCTCAGTCGCGACATATGTATCTCTGAGTTTTTCTGATAAAACATACTCTCTTTTCAGCAGGCCGTTGGCCGTTGACACATCATACGAAACAGCGATGGCAGTCTGCCAATCGTTATCACCGGTTGTTGTATTACCGCCACCGGCACCGGCAGCTATGTCAAATGATTTTTCTTGAGTGTCGGACAGAGTAAAGTTGAGTTTCAAAGCCAAATCCAAGAAGATGTTCGGAATCTTTGAGCCCAAGAACACATAGGCATTTTTCCCGGCGTTGAACCGGATATAGAAAATGTTTTTAGTCGTGCTCAAAATCAAGATGTTGCCGACGGATGCTATATTGATTATAGAGCCAATATCCTCAGCGGCGGATGTGATGGTTTTCTGCTGTACAAACTTTCCATCTTTTTCGGAGCCGACCCAATCCACGGCGTTTGTCTGAGTTGAATAGGCTATGTAGTTGGAGTTTGAGCCTATTCTATGAATGAAGAGTTTCCTGTCAGAGCCAATTGAGAACTTCGGCGCAGGCTGGGGGATTGAGTGTATCGCTCCGTCTTCATGGATAAGATTAAGCGAGATTGCGAGGTCTCCGTCAAGACATTCGTAGTCGGAAGGCTGCGCGGTGTAGCCGTTGTATTTAATATCTTTAATCATAGCGAGCAGCGGTATATGATTGTGATGTACTTGGTGTTGTTGCGCTCAATCACTGCGCCACAAGGGCAGCGGAGTCGGCCGCTAACAGCTGCGGCGGCAAGCATGGCCGTCGCCAAAGCTTTTGAGCAGGTACGGAATGTTCCCTTACCGTTAGCAGTTGCCCACACTCGTCCATCGTGCCGGCCGACATAGTTGCCGGAGCGGAGTTTGACGTATAGATACCATTCGCCATTTTCGTGGGCGATGTCTATGATATCGCCGGGGGCAAGAGATAGTTTCCGGGCAACGTGGGCCGATATATCAATCTTGCCAGAGGCATGGAATGATATATCATGTTTGCGTGAGTTCGGCAATATACTTTTCATCATTGGCAAAATTAGATTTAATGATTGGAGTGCCCACTTTAAGTTGTGGGAGAGAATAGATTTGGCTGTTGAGGTTGTGTGGGCGCAGTATGACCCATGGCACGGACACGCTCTATTTCGCAGTCAATCTCGGCTTCTAGAGCCTTAGACTTGCGCAGGACATCCCGCGAGCGTGTGCGGAAATAGTCTTTTTGAGCCTCACGCATGAGGGCAACCTTTTCAAAGAATGTTCGGGAGTTCATTATGCTACTTTCTTTTCATGATACTTTTTAATTTCTTTGCAGAGAGATTCACACCAGGCACGAGCGATTGTCACCTCTACCGCATTACCGATATACTTCTTTTGTTCGGCTTGTGTACCAACTAAGATGTAATCTTTTGGGAAACCCATTATAAGTTTGAGTTCATCAATCATAAGCATACGCATCTTTATATCCACGATGCCATACAATGCCATAAACAGTTTAATCTTGACCGTCATTGGCGAATCATTCTCAAAAATACGGATAGCGACTTCTCCTGTCTCAGTAACGATGAGATATGGTGGACGTTTATCCATTCGTGCGATGAGGGTAAAGCAAGGGTCGTCAATCGAGGAACCAGAGGAGGCGAACTGCGGATTCATAAGGTAATGTTGCTTATGATTTGCCGTAATTACTCTGGAAGGTGAATCCACAGATGCACCGACATTCCCAAAGTTTGTATCCATAATCCAAGGACAGACAGTCACAAGTTTCTGCTTAGGATTGGTAAGGACGGCGGGGTTAACCGTGTCGATACTTGAAATCTGACCACCACCCGAATACTCGTTGGCGATAAAGCGTGTTGTTACTAATGACAACTTATCTTTTGTGGTAATCGTAGGAGCTGGTCTATTTGGCTCAATGTTATAACCATTACCATATTGCACCGACACAAACACATGGTGGTCCCTCGCTGTTACCGTTCCTGCCGGGCCATCAACTGACACATTCTTACTATACGGATGCCCACCATATTGTTTAGATAGGAACGACACCTGTGCGAGTGCCAGACGATTCTGTGTTGCAACTGTCGGGCAAGGAGCATCGAGCGAAGGCGGCACATATTTTCCTGTTCTCTGATTGACCGAGTTGTATTTTATCATGAAGGCGTCTTTGCCTCCTGCAACGAATTTGATTAGTCCTGCATAGATGCGCTCAAGGGTCTTTTCTGACAACGGCTTTTCTCTTTCAAAAATACTTTTCCCCTCATTAGAAAAGTCAAGCACATCACGGACCGGCTTCCATGGTTGCAACTCTGAAAAAAGATTCTTACTTCCATTCTTACAATGGGTAGCTTCGGGGAATACAATCGGCAAACCCTTTCGGGCGAATATTCCGAAGAAACGCTTGCGAGAGGTGTATGCACCATAATCAGCCGCGTTGAGTATGCGATGCTCAAAGTTATAACCATAGCGTTTTACATTCCGCACCCAACGGAGATAACTTTTGCCCTTGTCCATGGATATTGGTTTGCCATTTTCGTCAACATCCCCCCACGACATAAATTCCTCCACATTCTCTATCTGAATATAATCCGGCTCAATGGCCTCAATGTATCGGAATAGATGCTCTGCAAGTGTGCGGCTGTCTGCATCGCGGGGCTGACCTCCTTTTGCTCTGCTGAAATTGGTACATTCAAGCGATGCCCACAGGACAGTCAGTGCATCGGGATTCTCCGCTCTACATTTTTGGAGGTGGGAAACGAGCGGGGATAGTTCCAACGTGCGTATATCCTCTGTAAAGTGAAGTGCGTCCGGGTGATTTGAAGAGTGTGAGGCTATTGCGTTTGCATCATGATTAACACAGGCAATAACCTCAGCACACTGTTCACCGTCAAGTCGTGCGGAATTTATGCCTGTGGATGTTCCACCTGCACCACAGAATAGGTCTATGTATAGGAGTTGTTTCATTGTTCTGTTCCTTTCATAAAGCAAATCCAATGGGTATTTGCTCGTTTGCCGGACCTGTGTCCGAATATCGGTTTTTGGTCTGTGAGTTTGAGTATGGTTGACACTTTAATATCGGTTTCGTTCCATTTGAAGATTAGGAAACCTCCCGGCGCGAGAACGCGGAAGCATTCAGCAAACCCCTTTGTCAACATATCCCTCCAATCCATATTGGGGAGGGAGCCATATTTAATGTGCTGATATCCCGTTGGCTTTGCCTTGGGATTTAGGCTTCCATAAAGGTCTGCAAATTTTGACTTACCTACGTTTCGCAATAGATGAGGAGGGTCAAACACTACCATTCTAAAGGTGTTGTCGGGATATGGCATACTTGTGAAATCGGCTACCACATCTGGGGAAACCTCAAATCTGCGTCCGTCACAAAGTGTTGTCGATATTTGGCGAATGTCTTGGAACAAAACATTCGGGTCATTCTTATCGAAGTAGAACATCTTGCCACCGCAGCAAGTGTCAAGGATTGGTTTATTGATTCCCATCTTTGCCCCCTTTCAAGCAGTCAGCAGGAACCCCTAAGCTATCCAACATTTGGTTCTCAACTTTCCTGCGAACTTCTTTTATCTGCTCACATGCGCAGTTGATAGGATTTAGGCGGTCTTTCAATCGTGTTACTTTATAGTTGGCCCACCACTCAACATCTTTCAGACCGTAGATTTGCGCCATCTGAAGGCACATTATCATCACGTCTGCAATCTCCTCGCAAACATCACCTGCTGTGCCACGGCCACGATTGAGTTTGCATATAGCGTTCTGAAGCTCGGCCATTTCCTCAAACAACATCTGGGTCTGTGCTTCCTTGCCGTAGGTCTTAATGGCGAGAGAGATTGTTTCGTCAAAATCATTCTCACTCATTTTAGGGGGCGCGTCATGCAGCGGCCCCTCGCCGTAGGGCGCAGGAGCCTCGTAGGTGTGAGGCACGTTTCTCTGTGCATCCTGCTTTTGTTTCTCGGCATGACGTTGGGCGCGGGTCATATCGGCGACACACTTCTTGCAGCGGTGCCGATACGACTTTGACATTTCATTCTGGGGAACCATTTCCCCGCAGACCTCGCATTTTACTTTCTTCATTGGTCGTGAGTTATTTGGAGTTGAGCATTTCGCAAAGTTCCTCAGCTTCGCGGAGGTTGAAATCATCGTCCTCATCGGTGAACACCTTGATTGTGGTGCAGAACATGAAGCCACGGTTGGTTGTGCGCCGGCACACGCCCCAACAGTTGTTGTACTGACGGTATTCGGGCAGGTCTGTTTCTACCCTCTGGACGCAGTAGATGGCGTTGGGGTCACGGTTGGCATCACGGTAGGCGTAGTTCTCTATCTGCTGTGAGCGGCTCTTGCGCAGGATGATGTCGGCGCGTTTGTGATAGAATAGGGCTACATTAATAGCCACGAGAAGGAGGATGACGAGAGTGGTGATTGCGAATGTTGTCATTGTTGATTGATTTTAAAGGTTTTCGAATTCTTTTTGAAGTTCGGCGAGGCGAGTCTGTGCCCGCAGACGGATTTGTTTAGTGATGTTGGTCTTTATGGCTGTCACCTCATCATCTGAGAGATAGTCGCTTTGACATGAGCAGCAGCCATAATTGCCATTACTGAAAGTGATGTCCACCACTGCCTCCTTTTTCTCTATGCGGTTCAACATCTTTTCCACAACGCGCATTTCGCTTCTAATGCGGTTGGCATAGTTCAGTTTATCGTCATTCATATCAGTTCTGATTTTCGATGTTATCGACTATGGAGAGGGCCATGCGGACAGCGGCGAGGATGCCGGGGTCACGGCGCATTTCCTTGACAAGCCCGGACACGATGGGCGCGGTGTTGCCGCCGGAGAATGATGTTACCGAGCCGTGGTCGGGTGCAGATACAGAGCCGACAATGACGAGTGCGCCGAGTGCGCCGCCACCTTGATTTACTCCGGCGAGAATTTGTCTGTGCAGACGGTTGATTGCTTTTTGCATGATTATTTTGATTTAGTGAGGTTGTTATAAAGTTCCTTTGCTTTGTCCACCGCGTCCAACATGGTTTTGCTGACGATGGCGAGTTTTAGACTTATCGTGTCGAAGTCATTGCCGTTGTGTTTGTGGGCATACTCAGTCATGCAGGTTGCCAAGAGAGAGTACATCTGCATTTCTGGAAGCCCGGACTCGTTTATTACTGCTCTGATTTTTTCACGAGTCACCTTATATTCCGGGGGCATTTTATCCATATCGGTATCGGTTTATCTTCGGCTATTGCCGCCGAGGGGTATTACATTGTAGGTCTTGAAACGGTCTATCAGTCGTCCGAAGCCGTCTTTGTATTTCTCCTTGAGCTGCTCGATGGAGAGGTTAGTTGTGACGTGGGCCTTAAGGTGGAACTGCGACCATATTTCATTGCGGGCATGGAGAAATTCATCGGTCAGCACCTTTGTATCCATGCCGTAGAAGGTGGTAGTCTGGACACCGATGTCATTAAGGCAGATGTTTACCGGCTTACATTGAAAGCCCTTATTCTCCTCCTCGTTGAAGGTGTAGCGGTCGAGGTTATTGTGCAGAGTGTAATAGTTAATCATCTGCGTAACCGACAGGTTGTAGAAGAAGTTAGGGTTGTTGGTGTAGCGAAGGTATTCAGAGAATATCTCCATTAGTAATGTCTTGCCGGTGCCGACATTGCCCTGCAACATGATATGCTTGTGGAGCTTGTAACCACGACCGGGAAAAACCTCCTCGGCCAAAGGACAGTCATTGAAGTAGTACAACAGGAAGCGAAGCACCTTGCTGTTGTTATCATCAATCACAAACTCCCGATGCTGATATGCCAGAACCTTGTTGGCAATCTGGAGAAAGAGTTTTGAATGTGCGTGGAACACCGCCGGGATTTCAAGGAGCTGCCGTTTCTTTTCGGCCTTGTGTATATCGTTGAGGACACGCCCGAAGATGGTATTGACAGTTTCAACACCTATCTTTGCGAGCTTGGCGCGTTCTTTATCCTCCTCGGTCTGAGGTTCCTCGGCCATGCGGCGTTCATGGTCCTGTTTCATCATGGCCTCAGCCTCGCGGTTCTCCCTTTCCTTGCGGGCCGCTTCCTGTTGAGCCATCCACCCGGACAATGCCGTTCCTATACTTTCAGTCATAACTATCAGATGTCTTGACCGCCGAAGCCACCGCCAAATGTGTAGTCAGTCGGAGCAGGAGCGGAGGGTTGGTTGTTACTCGGTTTAGATGTATCGCGGCTCTTGATACGCATAGCGGAAATAAGATGTCGTGACCAATCGCTGTAATCGTGGTGCTGTGTGTGCGACAATTCCCACTCACCGACAACAGCATCAGCCAGAGAGCGCAAGCAGTCAATATCACCATAGGCCAGACCAAAGTTTTTGCAGAGCAGCATCAGACTTTCCTTGTGGTTCTCAGCAAAGAATTCAGTCAGCCATTCGGCATTGGTGCCGGTTGCCGGAGGTTGAGGGACTGCAGGGCGCAGGGGTTCGGGCTGCGGGGCCACCGCCGGTTTTGGCGATGCCGGCTTAGCGGGTTTGGCCTGTTTGTTGCGGTTCCTTGTCGATGAGGTCTTAGTCAGTTCCTCAATCAATGAGTATCTATCAATCCGGCTCATGCGCTTGTTGAGGCGTTGAATGTTGCAGTAGCGCACTTGAATACCCTTGGAAGTCAAGACCTGTTCAGTGTCATACAAATTCTTATCAAACAACCCCAGCGACAGGCAGGTTTTAATCACCTCCGATACATACGCCTCATCAAAGCCCGACATTTCCGAGCCAATGAAAGGCAACTCATCATCCCACTGCATGTAGTACCCGTTCTTGTAGATAAGACAGAGCAGGAGAGCATATACCGTAACAGCTTTACCACCTTGACGCTTGATTAACTTGCGTATGCGGATGTCTTGAAAGAAGTCTATGTCGAAAGGGAAATATTCAAGTCCCGATTTTGCTATTCGTGCCATAGCCGTAATGATTAAATTTGAATAATTTAGGCTGCACCTCAGCAAAACTGAAGCGAGCTTCGTTTTACATTCGGTTTGCGCTAAATTTCTACGATTGATATTCCGTGGACATAGAGCATCAATTTTCGTTTTAGTCTATACTCTGGTGTGCACACCCCTTTTGTATCTTCGACCACAGTAACGCCGTCTTTGTCGTAGACAAAATCGGCACGGTAGGAGCACTCTTTTTCCAAGAGGTTTCCGGCAGCATCGCGTTGAGTGGGGATAAGCACATATTTTACTTGCTCACGGAGATTGGTGATAAGGCCGGCGCGTTGCATCAGCTTCAGTTCGTTGGCCCGCTTGTGTTCCTTTTTGGAGTCGTAGCCGCCGGACTTTGTTGCACCATACTTGTTGCGCTTTTTAGGAGCCGGTGCAACGCGCATAGCCCTAAATTCTTCGATGGTCATATTTTAAAGGAGTCGAAGCGTTTCAGAGAAACGATTACCTCAATGGTCATAATCACTCTCGTTATACACTTTTGAGAATTCCACAGGAATAAAACAACCTATGGGAATTATCTTTGACTCCTCAATGAATGAGTTTATCTGATACTTGACAAAAGTGCGTTCCGGGTGCTTTAACGACTCATTGAAACGTTCCTCCTGCTTATCACGAAGCCACTTCTCTATAAGCATATTGGCACGGACTGCGGAAACAGTCTGTACGATGAACGTATGGTCTTCTTCGATGTCTCCTTCTTTATCGTTATGGAGAACAACATGTGCCCCAATCTGATAGAATTTCTTGGTTTCCTTTTTATCATCGTCCTGCTGCTCATCATCGGGATTTCCTTTAGAAATATTGTCGCAGGTTGCCTCAACAAAATCTTCCATTGAAATATCACCTTTCAGATATGCAGCATCAATTTCGTATCTACGAGCTTCAGCGGATTTAAGGCGGTCTATAATAACCACACAATAATCCATTTCTTTGATATCCGAAATTTCAAAACCGCCTTTATAGTTTAGCTCTATGAAGTCCACCATAATCACCAATGCATTGGCAATAGAATTAGCATATAGAAGGAATGACTTGCGTTTTCCGTCAATCTTAGCCACAGCTTTGAATGGTAACAGTGAACGGTTCTCAAGTAACATACCCTGCCGGTTCTGATTAGAAACCTCTACTTCTTTAAGAGAACCCTCTTGTATCATGAAATTGATTGTACAGAGAACGTCTTGGCTGATATAGGTGCCACGTTCAAGCAGAATTTCGTTCCGTTCTATGGATACAACTTTGCCGCTACTCTCATCTACGAAGTCCTCGGTCCACGTTTTTAGGGCGCGACGAGCGACCCATTTACCGAGCATCTTTTTGGGGTCATCCGTTATATAGCGGATTTCCGTTTTTCTTGAGTCAATCATTGTTCATGCGATTTTTGAGTTGATTACTGAGTTTGAATTTCACAATGCGCTGTGCCGGAACTACAACCGTAGTACCAGCGTTGATGTTACGCGCCTTTTTCTCCTTTGTGGTTTTGACTTCCATCGTACCGAAGCCACGGAGATAGACGTTTTCGCCACGGTCGAAAGCGTCAGCGAGAATGTCGGTCACACCGTCTACGACATGGAGAGCCGTAGATTTCGGCAGGTCAGGGATACGCTTACAGAGTTCAACTGCGATGTCATTCTTTGTCATGATTAGTCGATTTTGAATGTTGTTTTTTAAGTTTTCGATTTATTTTATCTTTAAGTTGGCCTATTGCCCAAGCGTGGGTGCTGTTGCGCAGACCGTTCAATGACTTTAATGCTCTATGGCAATATCGAGGCAGGACATTATGCGCTCAATATCTGAATTGCTGATTTCAACCATAGTCGAGGAAAGAGTTTACAAGTTCATCGAAATACATCTCATCGGTCGGTATGTCATCATCGGAGGCCATTATCTGATTGGCAATGCTCCGTTTCTTGTGAATGATGTTGTAAAGAACCGGGTCGATGGTGTTGCGACCAATGAGGTAGTAGCAGTTCACATTGTTCTTTTGTCCTATGCGGTGTGCGCGGTCCTCACACTGACAGCAGTCGGCATAAGTCCACGGAAACTCCACGAAAGCCACGTTGGACGATGCTGTAAGCGTAAGACCTACGCCGGCGGCTTTGATTGAGCAGATGATTAACTGAGCCTCGCCTGACTGAAAAGCATCGACAGCGGCTTGTTTGTCGTTGAGGCTGTCATCGCCGGTTACTCTTACAGAGTCCGGGAATTGCTTTTGCAGAGCCTTGACAATCTCTTTCAGAGAGCAGAAAACAATCAGAGGTTTGCCGTTGGCAAGGAAATTGCGTATAAAGTCAGTGGCTTGCTTAACCTTTCCCTTTGAAGCGAGAGAGCGCAGCGTCATGAACTTTACAAGAGCCTCCATGCGCATCTTGCGGCGAATGTCACGGTCGGTACATTCTGTGTATTCACGGAGATAGGCGGCGAGGTCTGCGGCTGCAAGATTGTATTCGTCACGGTTGGAAATATCGACATGAAGGTCGGTGCGCTGCTTGTCGGGCAACTCTGTGAGAACTGTTTTCTTCTCACGGCGTATCATGCAGTAGGAGTATAGTTTATCCGACAACTCCGATAGATTTTCATTTTCGCCGTAGTCGGCAAGGAATTTGCCACGACCGCCAAAGTCAGAGAGCAGCCGTCCCATTATAGCGAGTTGTGCAACCAAGTCCTGAGCATGATTGACAACCGGCGTACCGGACAGCAATATGCGCCACTCTTTGCCCTCTACAATGCCACGAGTGAACATTGTCTGTTGCGCAGTCGGGTCTTTGAGCCGGTGAGACTCGTCCATAATTACCGACTTGAAGATGTTGATGTCGCGGTTGAAAACAACATCTTTGAGCTGGAATGATTTACCGCCCTTTATGTCCCACACAAAGAACTTTTTCAGCGACTCATAATTGACGATTGCTACATGGAACATACCCATGCCGAGCAGGTAAGGCCACGATGTCCGGGAAGCATTGTCAAGCACAAGAGCCTTTTTGTTGGTGAATTTCTCAAACTCTCTCTGCCAATTGATTTTAAGCGAGGAGGGGCATATTACCAAACAAGGATAAGCGGAGGCTGTATCAACAATCCCGATGCTCTGCAAGGTCTTGCCAAGCCCCGGCTCGTCACCAATAAGCAGACGGTGCCGGTCAAGACCGAACAAAATACCCTCACGTTGGTATTCGTATGGCTCTACTCGGAGGTTATGTTTTAATGTTGCTGTCATAATGCGAGGCACCAATATTGAAATGCTAATTCAAGATACTTATCTCTGCCACGGAGATACACCGGGTCGTCCCTGCGTATGCGTGTGGTAAATACGTTGCAGTTCTTTTTGCTGATGGCATAGATGAAATCGCAGTCGGAATGTGCGATGTCCATGTACCATGCGCGGCTCCTGTCCCAATCGAAGAAATCAACGGCATCATCAAATTCTTTTTGGGTTGCGGCTGAACAGGTTTTGAGGTCGCCACCAAATTTGTAGAGGTCAAGCCACCAATCCCACTTACAGCGCGTATCGAGCGTGAAAGGGAAGCCACCATACTCAAACTGCTGTGCTTGATTGACCATGTAGCGCTGTGTTTCGGCTTCAGCCAACACCTTTGCGAGAAAGGGGTCATGCCGAGCCGTCATACGCAGGGAGCGATACATTTCCTTTGCATGGCGAAACTCATCATCGGTGTATTGCTCATCATCTACCGTCAGTTGGTAGTAGTTCACTCGCTCCGGCTCGGTGATTATCGCGTCCACGAGATTGCCGAAGCGAAAAGCGGCCTCCTTTACACCCGGCGGCATAGGCACCGGGTGTAAGAGGTTCTTTAGAGCCGTGAGGTCAGAGTTGCTGACCTCAGTACGGCTGTAATATGCGTCCGGATTGTGGCTCATTATTACTTGGCTTTAACCTCGTCCTCGTATTGGACATCAGCGATGAACATAGCGTTGTCTTTGGAGTTTGCGGCGGTATTAGCAAAGGTGATTTGCTTCTTAAACTCCTTGCAGAGTTCTTCTAAGGTCTTTGTGCAGCCCTCTTGTGACCACCAAAAAGCGACAATCTTCATGATGTCCTCGGCAGAATTGATAACCACCTTTTTCTTAACCTGTGTCTTTGGCTGATATGCCACAGGTGTAGCGACCTGTGCGCCGAAAAGACCGTCCATTTCCTGTTTCTTTGCGGCAAGCTGCTTTTCAGCGGCTTCCTGTTTCTCTCGCTCATCGCGTTCCTTTTCCTTACGAGCGGCCTCAGCGCGTTCCTTAGCCTCCATTTCGGCCTTGATGCGGGCGGCTTCCTCGGCTGACGATTTGGCGATGCGCTCAAGCTCCTTTTTCTTTGAGGGCATACGGTCGAGAATATCATCGCGTATGCTTTGCACCTCAAAAGGAAATTGCTCCTTGAAGCGATTGACGAGGCCGGACATCACGTTGGCCTGTATAGCGCGACATTCGTCCGGGGTTAGTTCGGCAGGGCGATGTGCGCCGCTGATTACCGTCTGACACCATGTTGCAGGAAGTTCGCAACTGAAATTCTTGATGCCATCGTAGACAATCTCGTAATTGTCGAGGCTTATCTGCTTATCCATGTCGGTAAGCTCGTTGATGCTCTTATTGACAAGAGCGTTGAACTGGCTTACATAGTCGTCATTGACATCAGCGCGATAGCGAATTTTGGCATTCTCCTTTGCCTGTCGAGCGGCATCTTCGCGGCGGCGGCGCTCCTCTTCCTCATGCTTTTTCTTGGCATAGGCATTGCGGTGGGCTTGCAGTTGATTGGGAATTGAGTCTGCTTTGGTGGGGTCTACATCATTCTCCATTGAGGTGTAGACCTTACGGATTTGGTCAAAGAGCTGCGTAACAGGAGTGCGCTTGCCGTTCATCTTCTTGACGGTCAGCTTTGCTTTTTCGATGAACTTGGCTATCTCTATATCGAGAGCGTCTGTCATGCCCTCCTTTTTTACCCGGAGCAACAGGGCGCTGCCTACTTCAAGGCACCGGGTATGAGATAATTGGTTCTCGCGGTACGACTGTGGAGCGAGTTCGGCAAGGGTCTGCACGTTTTTCTGCTCGAAGATTGTTAATGCTTGGGTGTTATCTGCCATGATTGATATATTTATGGGTTACACGGTTTTGTTTTAGCGTATTCGGTGATGATACCAAGCCGAGTGCAGTAGTGTCCGTTGAGAGTGTTACGCACAAGCGGGCACCCACTGCAAGGCTTGATGTTGCTTTCAGAAGCCTTCCTCATCATCGGTGTTTACAGTTACGCCCTGTGGAGGCTCGTTGTTACCGAATGGCTGAGGCGCAGGTTCGGTAGCATTATCGAGGACTTCGCCGGTATCGGGGTCTACTCCGTAGATTTCCTCATCGGAGAGTTGTGCCGGTTCGTCTACCTGCTGTGATTGGAGTTCGGTGCCACGACCGATGCGCACTTTCGGGTAGGACTTGAAAGCGTGTTTGATGCACTTGGCCATGAGGAAGCCGGGGTCGATATGGACAATGCCGTTAGCGTCCATGCCGTAGAGTTCGTTGGCGACACCTCGGTTCTGCTTCTGTGAATAACCGGCGAGGCGGCACCAATCTTCGGGGTACATCACTGAGTAGTCGATAGAACTATCGGCGCGAGTGATACGCAGGTAGCAAGCAATGATGTTGTGGCCGGTGTGAGGTAGGTTACAGGTGTAAGACACAGATTTGCGACCGTCAATGTCCTTGAATGAAAATTCGTCATTGTCGTAGACGAGTACAGGATTGTCGGCATGACGTATTTGACCGTCACGAGTACGCATCACAAGTTCGCCGTAGGCCGACACGGTGAGGACGCAGCGACCCTCCCATTGAGGTCTTTCTTTGGTGCCGACATTGACGTTACGCCCCATGAGATATGCGAGTGCGCGTGTGCCGGGTTCAAGTGAGAGGCCACACACGGCAAGGTCAATGAATGCCGTGAAGATGCTGAACGGTGTGGCGCGTTGCAGTTTGCCCTTGTCGTTGTCGCGGAGAGCCTTGTTGAAGTAGATACTTTCACGCTCATAAGCGGCTTCACCGTTGCCCCAAAGTTTGTCGTAGATAAATATGAAGCGCTCACGCACGACAGGATGCTCGACTATTTCGAGCGGCTTGAGTTGGTTGATTTCCTCAACCGTCAGTTGTAGGTTGCCCATGATTGATGGAGTTAAATTGTTAAACATTTGCGGATTGCTTGATTGAAAAATGGAGGCTGCACTTTGGCTTAGGCTGACAGCGCAGCCTCCGAGGTTATCAATCATGTAGCAACTACCGCTACTTGTAGCCTCTGAGGGAATCGAACCCCCTCCGACAGAACCAAAATCTGTAGTGCGACCGACACACCGAGAGGCTGAGCCGTCAGAGCTTTGCTATGTAAAAGCGTATCCGCTCTGATGTATTTATGCTTGTGGGGTGGTCATAGGAAAACTCGTTGTCATTTCCTTCGGCATTCTGGAAATAGTCAAGCCTGTCGGTAACGCGTAGCCACATTTCATTGAGTTTCGCTTTCGCGGCGGGTTTCGCCCTGTGATTGCAAGCCTCCTGCGTGAAGCGGTAAATAACACGAGGATTCTTGCCGTCATTGGTCTTGTATATTGCGTAATCCATTGTATCTGTCTTATTGGTTGAGGTAATCCTGTTCTGTTCTCTGAAGGAGGCGTAGGTCTGCCATGCAGTATTCAACCTTGCCCGGACGTTTGGAGGGCTTTACCTTTCCTGTGCGCCTCCAACGGTCAACATTCTTGCGTCCGAAGATTGAATAGGCCGTGCGTTGGGAGATATACTTCGGGTCGGCTGCATCGCTCTTAATCACTCGTGCCAACCGTGCTGTAAGGTCGGTCATAAATGTTTCATAGCTGACGAGCCTGTCAGAGAATTGTATGTGTACTGTTGGAGGCATAACGAGATTTAGAGTTGAGTGGGATTAGGTTTGTCCATTACTTCATCGCACATCTTATCGTATGCGATAAACCAGGGGTCTATCTTGCTCCAACGCTTGTAGAGCCGGGCGATGAGAAAGACGGTGCCGATGCCAATAGTTTTGTCGATGACAAAGCGGAAAGTCCATGAAAGGAGGTCTGCATCCTGTTCTTCGCCGAAGATGAGCAGAAAAGCCACCATGCCGAGGGAGAAGAGAATTGCTATGCGGATTATTGAGATTGTCTTATTCATTGTGATAGGGTGTTAGAGAGTTTCTTGAACTAAGTCGTAGAGTTCCCAACGGATGTTGGTGAGCCGCTTTCGGGCTACCTCTGTGTCGGCAATGGAGATAAGGACATCTATGTTGCGATAATCCCAACGGCGGAAGCCGCTTGCCTTCTCGATAAGTTTCTTGTCGAAATCTGTCATGGCATATAGATTTAGTAAGGTTCTACTCCTGCTTCGATGAATGCGGCCTCTTCATCGACCGAGCCGCACCACGTGTCGAGGTATTCATTCGTGGCTTGATAGGTGTTGTCGTTGAGGTCATAGCCACGTGCAGCGCAGAATGACGACCAAGAGATTTCAGCGCGGAGGCTGTCGAGGCTTGCCTGTGTTGACTTACAGCCGGTGAGAAGTACGGCCATAAATGCGAAGATGATAGTTGCTTTTTTCATGATTGATATTTGTTTTAGAGGGTTATTTCGATAAATTCAAGGAGATTGTCTGTGCGCATACTGTTTACCTGTAACTGTGCAGACTTAACTCCATTTTCCTGCATCCATCGTTTGGCACGATTGACGGCAGTAGCTTTGCTTGAGCCATCTGGGATAAGCACTCCCAAGTCTTCGTAAGCCTCATTCATGAGGGTAAACCAATAGCGTTTCATCGGTCAGCGATTATGAATTACTGAATATGTCACTCCATTGTCGGCTGAGGTAATCTTATACACCTCACGACCCGCAGCCTTGTTAAGTCGGCTGACAGCGGACTTTGCGCTCGCCATAGAACCTGCCACGCGACAATCATACGTCACGGTCACCCCGGCGGGGATGCTCTTGATGCTATCTGTCAGAGATACTCTTCTGACGAGATATTGATTTTGCGAAGTTTTTTCTTTTGTTGTTTGCATATTATTTAGTAAATTTGCGGTTAGACTCAGCGAGTTGCGTTGCTATACCCGAGGTATTGTGATGCAAAGATATAACAATACTTTTGAATGAGCACAATAATACTTGTCCTTTTAAGGATTATTAACATTTAGCCACAATAAAACTTATGCTAAAGGAAAAGATACAAGGGCTACTCACTGACCAAAGAAGGACAGTGAAAGAGCTTGCAAAACATATCGGCATGTCCGACACGGCGATTCGCAACATCTATCAACGTGATAGCTGCGAGTTAGCCACCCTCCGAAAGATTGCAGAATTTTTCGGCGTGGCTGTTACTGACTTGCTTGAAGAAAAAGACGTACGGATAGACATCAGAGACGTAGACCGCAGTTTCAACCCCGGTCAGAATGACCCGGAGACGATTCAGAGACTTACAGACATCATTGATGAGCAGCGCAAGCGCATAGACCAACTGACAGACAAATTACTTGAAATGAAATGAGATGGATTGTGGCTATATTGGTGCTATATCTCACATCATGCACAAACAGCAAGCGCAGCGAGATTGGGAAGTTCGTTTATGTGGATTGTTTCAATACGGTACACACAAACCGCAACTGTGCCGCCAATTTAGTTGACGACCCGAAAACCAAAGATGAACGTATGGCGGATATGCAGGGTATTCAATTCATCGACACGTGTGACTTAAATATGGGCGTTAGATATTCAACTTTTTCTTTCAGTGAACATAAGTTTTGCCCAAAATGTGTAGATGATGAAGCGTTCCAACATCTTTCATTGATAATAGAGAGAAACGAGAATAAAGCTCAATAAACGCCTTTCGGACGCTCAGATGATAAACTATACCGCCAAAGCCACAAAAGCGATTGTAGCGCGTCCTACGAGCCAAATAGAGGCATAATTTGATAAGTGATATGAACGAACAAAACATATACAACGAACCGGCTACCTTGACAGCCGAGCTGCAAGACGCCGCATTTGAGTATCTGCTACTCAATCCCGGCTCCGAGTTTGGAGATTGGAGCAAGGGTTTGATTGAAGAATACCCTGCCGAGGTGGTAGACGCACTCGGCAACACCCCCAATGAGGTAAATGCAGACCTCGCCGACCTGTGGGAAACTGATTACACCGACCCCAAGACCGGGATAGAGCAAAAGTTTAGCGAGTGGGCAATGTCATTCGCTAACGAGCACGCCGTAGGTATTTACTACTTCCTTGTAGACGCTTGCACGGACTTAAAACGCATGGGACGTAAATTCTAAATCTAACAAAAATTCAACATACTCGACAAGTGGGTCAATATCACTTAATTCTATTGGCGGCGCAGGCGGCCATCGAAGACTAAGAGATAGATACTTAAAATAAGCCACTTAGGCGGTATGTTCTGATAAACAAGAGCATACCGCCTAAAGTATTTTTAAGGGGTATGTGCATTTGAACACGATAGTGTGTACGATTGAACCGCGAAAATTCAACAAAATCCACACGTCTATCAAACGGTCGATTCAACATGAATTCAACAGAAATAATTGCATGATATAATTCTAAACAAAAAAATAATATGGCAATACTGACAGTCTGCGTAAACAAGCAGCGCAAAAGAAAGGACGGGTGCTACTCGGTTTATATCCGGGTCGCTCACAATGGCAAATCGGTATATTTACCGACTGACAAAGTAGTAAGCGGAAAAGGCTTGTCATCCTCGATGGAAGTTATCGACCCGTTTGTCCTCAAACCGTTATCTACGCAAATCGTTAATTGGCTCGATGCGTTAAATCGCCAAGATATTTCTGCGTGGAACGCGAGACAAGTTGCAGAGTTTCTGAAGAATTTGAACGAGGATTTGGTATTCTCGGACTATGCCCGAAAGCACATTGACCGTATGATTGACCGAGGGCAGGAGCGCAACGCGAAAAATTACCAACTCGCACTCCAACACATGGAGCGATACTTCGGTACGACCAAAGTAAAGTTCGCGCAGCTCACCTCGATAAACGTAAACAAGTGGGTCGCCACTCTGAGCGGCACCGCGAGAGCCAAAGAGATGTACCCGATTTGCATCCGTCAGATTTTCCGTGCGGCCATTGATGAACTGAACGACTACGACAACGGCATAATCCGGGTAAAGACCAATCCGTGGGGTAAAGTTAAGATACCTGCTGCCGACAGGCCTAATAAGAAAGCAATCACCGCTGAGGCTTGCAGGGCATTCTTTGCGGCACCGCTGCCGGAGTCGAAGATGATTGACCCCCTGCCGGAGTTAGGCCGTGATGTGGCCATGATGTCACTATGTTTGGCCGGCATGAACACGATTGACATTTTCAACCTGTGCAAAGAAGACTACCACGGCGGCATAATCCACTACAAACGAGCCAAGACAACCCGGACCCGAACCGATGACGCATACATCGAAATGCGAGTGCCGGAGGTAATCAAACCTCTGTTTGAGAAATACAGAGCCGGTGAACACACCGACAGGCTGTTTCGGTTCTGCGACCGCTTCTCAACCTCAGACAGTTTTTGCGCCAATGCCAACACCGGAGTCAAGGCTATCTGCAAGTCAATGGATATGCCCAAAGAGCAATGGTACTGCATCTACACGTTCCGGCACACATGGGCAACAACGGCGCAGAATGATTGCGGAGCGAGTATTGCTGAGGTCGGTTTCGCCATGAACCATAGCCACGGCCACACTATCACTCGTGGTTATGTCGATATTGATTTCACCCCGGCGTGGGAACTGAACGAAAAAGTTATCGACTTTATTTTCTTCAGCGATGCAACCTCACGGCGCATGGAAAAAGAGCAGCCGGAGGACGAGGGATTGTTCCGCCTTTCTCCGAAGATGCTCATCAGGGCGGCTGCGTTCTTTCAAGGCAAGTGCCTCGCCAACTTTGAGGACATCGGTTATTCAAACATCGAAGAGGTGACAAAAGCCCTCGTGGCTCAATTTCCTCCCGATATTCCCGACCGTTCAATGGTTCTGTTCAAAATAGTGAACTGTGACAACGGCAAAGTCCACGTGTACGAACATCAGAAAGGCAAAGGGTTTTAATCAATCCTTATGCCGACAATGGTGAGGTTTTTCCCGCCCTCAGCAGAAAGCAGTTCCCACTCGGCAGGATTGAATACGTCAGTGTAATGCAGAGTGATGTTCGCTCCAAGTCTGCGGGCATGACGAACAAGTTTGCGCACTTCTGCAATCGGCATGTTTTCGGGAATAACATCAAGTGCCGAGCCATTTCCCAGTATTGTCTCTAAATTTCCAATTGTCAGTTTCATCGCGATTATAATTTTGAATTCGCGGCAAAGATAATTTATACAGCCCGACAACCGTCTGTAAGTTTTGAGTCGTGCCGACATCGGCGCGGCTCTTTCTTTTTTTCGCGGAACTTTTTTTCTTTCTCCCAAGCTACGAAAATACGGCGAAGCCCCCAAAAAATAAAAAAATCTCTCGCACGTGTACATGTACGCGCGTATCGTCGAGATTAATATATTTCTTTTTATTTTTCTTTTATTTCTTTTTTATCAAAAGAAAGGTTTCGGAAGAAATGACCTTTAATTCCGAAGTTTGGGTAAGAAATGGCAATAACTTCCGAAAGAATGTGAATTACTTCGGAAGAAATAGCAATAACTTCGGAAAGAATAAGGATAAATGGGTAAGGAATTTGACCCGAAAAACCGCCGAAAATGCCCTAAAATCAGCCTCTTTTTTGGCCCCTAAAATCATCGTGTTTTCACTTGTTGCGCATTAAATAATCATTACGGGAATTTATGCCCTTTATTTCGGAAGAAATGGCAATAACTTCCGAAAGAATGTGAATTACTTCGGAAGAAATAGTCATTATTGGGGAAGAAATGCCGCAAAGTTCGGAAAGAATAGTCATTGTTGGGGAAGAAATGGGTATTGTTGGGGAAACAATTCCGGGAATGAATAATGCCGAGCTGCGAGGCCCGGCATGGTTCTAAAAGTAGAGAAAAATAGACGGCAGCGGTTAGTTGTCGTTGTCAGCGGCGAGGTCTTTAAGACGCTGCTCTATCGTGGTGGTGATGTCACCGTTCAACGATACCTCAGCCGAAACGGATTGCATCTGCGGCGTGTGGTAGCGCAGCAGCTTCTCCTGTATGGTGGCGCGGTCCTTCGGCTCCATCATCATCATATCTATGTCGAAATCGGAAATGACGAGCGGATTGCCGTCCAAGTCTGCCAATACGACTGTGTTATACACTACTCCTTCCTTATCTCTGAACTCAATGGTGCGTGGCGAGCCGTCCATGTTTGTCTGTGGCTTCGGCTCAAAATACGCAGTCGAGTGAGCGCGCAGATGCTCTTTGAGTGGGTTTGGTTTGTTGGGAGTGCCTTTTTGCCGGCCTCCGGTCTTTCGTCCTTGTGCCATGCGACTAATAAGTTAAAGATGTGATGCAAAGGTATGGGTTTATCTTTGCTCGATAATTATAACTTTTTAATTTCTACAACAATGGCAGCAGCAGGTGGTATTATACAGGCCGCGATGGAGCTCGTTAAGGAGAAGGAGCGGCAAGGTGACAAGGCTATGGACAGACTGCATGACGGGTTCAAGAACCAGATGCAGCTCACTGCCGGTCAAGGCAGTTGGACGAGCGATGCCAAGCCGTCGCAAGTGGTCAAGGAGAAGGAGACTGTAAAAGAAAAGGTGAATGAGCCGGAGGAAAAGGAGGAGGCAGCGCCGTCTGCTTCGACCACTCCTACAGCTTCTACCACGACCTCTGCTTCGACAGAGGAGAAGAATGAGGAGGATAACATTGCAGACATGGGAATTCTCAGCCTTGCGCAGGGAGCAAGTAAGTAAATCGTTTAATTTTATCATCGTAATAACTATATGGGTATAATAGGCAGTGCAATAGGTGGTTCTCTGGGTATCGGAGCAAGTATCTTCGGCGGTGTGAGTGCATCTAAGGCTATGAAAAAGGTTAAGCAAAATCTTGAGGGTCGGGTGAAGGAGAACCAGAGCTGGTATGACCGTCGGTATAACGAGGATGCGACGCAACGGGCGGACGCACAGCGCATACTCACTCTGACTAATGAGAATATACGTCAGCGCAATCAGAATGCGGCAGGTGCTCAGGCGGTGATGGGCGGCACTGATGAGAGTGTTGCGGCTGCCAAGGCTGCCAATAATCAGGCATTGGCTGAAGCTGCCTCTCAGATAGCGGCGGCCGGCGAGCGTCGCAAAGACCAGATTGAGGCGCAGTATAGGGAGACCAACGCAGAATTGAACGATAAGCTGATGAATCTTGAGCAGGCGAAGGCGCAGAATGTGGCGCAGGCTGTTCAGGGTGTGGCTCAGGCCGGGTCTAACATGGCGAGTGTGATTTAATTGTATGTTATGGGAGAACAGAATAAACCAATCACGGATGCACGGGTGTCGGATGTAGGCGACCGTGAGGATAGCGGTTTCAATCCATCCGGCACAGGTGCAGACTCAGGTCAGTCTTCGGATGGTTCGTCGTCTACTTCATCCACAAATGTCAGGGAAACGACGGCGAGGTCTGTTGCAACGACTGTTCCGGATGAGTTCAGAGGGAGCAGTAATCAGGCGCTGATTGATTATCTTGAGCGGAAAATCAAGGAGCATAGGCCTTTGTCGGATGCAGATTTGGCTAAGATACGACGCAGACAGAAAGCAGAGGGTGTCATCAGCGGTATTTCCGATGCTGTCATGTCTGTGGCAAATCTTGTAGCCACACACCACTATGCTCCGAATATGTATAATCCTAAAGAGGGTATGTCGGCCAAGGCTAAGGAGCGTTTTGACCGTGAGAAGGCGGAACGGGAGGCTGAGGATGACAGATATTTCAATTATGCCATTACCCTTGGCAGGCTTCGCGATGCAGACAAGGCGCGAGGGTTGCAGGCATGGCAGATTGAGCAGACTCTCGCCCGGCAAGACCGTGCTTACAATGCCGGGCGTCAGGACCGACTGGAGGATAAGGCTCTCGATGAGCAGGTGCGCAGGGAGCAGGGCGAGCGTTGGCAAAAGCAGTTTGACGAGGGTGTGCGTCAGTTTGATGTGAGTTCTGCCAATGACCGCAAGCGTCTCGACCTTGAGGGTCAGCGTCTTGCCAAGTCGATGAGCGAGGGGCGTATGACGTTCAATCTGGGTTCGGGTCACGGTAATGTGACGTTGTCGTTGGACAGGCTCAATGCTCAGACGGTTTCGCGTATTTACAGTACTCTGCCGGAGGCGGCTCTGTATAATCCCAAGAAGGATGAGTATGGCAATGCAGTAATGGACTCTGAGGGTAATATACAATATGACCGGAATAATCCGAAGCTCAAGGGAGAGCCGATTGTGAGGAATGGTTTTGTCGTCGGTTACAAAGAGCCGACGACGGAGGCTATGCTTATTGCTATCGGTGCCAATGTGGAGAGTTCTCCGGCGACACAGAGTGCTATCAAACAGGTGGCAGGTTTGGAAACCGGCAAGAAGCCGGCAGGTTATTAATGACATTCATTATCACTATATATGGCTAATCCTAACGATAATTTACGCAGACTGTATCAGAACGGCTTGAAACATTTCTCTCTGCCGGATTTCGATACTTTCCAACAGGACATGAAGGATGAGCAGAAGCGTAGGCGCTTCTATTCGAATATGCAACAGGCCTATGAGCTGCCCGACTTCGATACATTCTCAACGGATATTGGCGCAGTTGCTCCTCCGGCCCCGGCACAACCGGCAGCACAGGCTCAGCAACATCAACAGGCTGTTGCGCCTGCTGTCCGGCCAATTAATGACACCACCGCGCAACAGGCGACTGTTGAAAGCGGTACAATGCCGGCACAATCGGCAGATTGGGCTCCATCTCCGATGCAGCAACGTGCGTTCCAGATGGACGCTGATGCTGCTAATGCGCGGTTCGAGAAGCAGGGAGAGGATTTACAGCGGCTCCTTGAGGGTATGCGTAAGGGTAATAAGCCTGGGGCGTTTCTTGGGGAGCGAGAGTTCAATCCTCAGACCGGTCAGATGGAAACGGCATACTACACTGCTCAAGGTGAGCGAGTATCCACTGCTGAGCAGCGAAGTCGAGCCAATACTGAATATCATCAGTGGTGGGAGAATAATACCGAAGCAGGTCGACGGTCGAGGGAGCAGCGTCTTCAGCGTGAGTTCGAAGACCGTCTGTCAGGTCTTTGGCAGCGTCATAATCCTGCCGAAGGCGAGAACGCTGCCGAGCAGGCATGGTCTTCGGCGCAGGGTCGTCAGAAAGTGTCAGTCGACCGTAATGCAAAGCGTAATTGGGGTGGGTATGCCGCTATTGGCGGCGGCCGCGAGATGCGTGTGGTTTCTTCTTCGATGAACCGTCAGGATGATTTGGTGGACCAGCTCGGCAACTTCGACCTTGACAGGCTCATGAATGATTCGTGGGATAATCTCGGAGAGGAGGGACAGAAGGCTCTTATTGACGATTGCTATAAGATGTTGCGCTACCGCTATCCGGGGGCAGATGAACTTGAGTTGTATAATTATGCCGGGGATTTTGCAAGGCAGCAGTCGGATTTGCGTCTCTATAATCTTGCAGTAGAGAAAAACAGGCCTCAGAATGAGCTGGAGTATCTCCGGCGCAAGATTGGCGATATGAACTTGCTGATGAATGTGAGCAAGGGTTTGGCTGTATCGCAAGCCGGGTCTACCGGTGATATGGCGGCATACGAAGCTGCCAATGAAGGATACAGACAAGATGGTCATAAGATACTTGATGTAGCCGGTACGGTTACAGGCTTTGCCCTCGACCCCACTACATGGTTGTCGGCAGGAGTCGGTGGGGCTGCCGCCCGGGGTGCGATGTGGGTTGGCGGTCGTTTCCTTGCCGGTAGAGGAGCATCTGCAGCAGTCTCCCAAGCCGCCGCACGTCAATTCGCAACTACCATGACAGGCCGTATTGTTGGAGGTGTCGCCGGTGGTGCAGCCAACTTTGGCACATTTGAGGGTATCAAGGAAATTGAGAGTCAGTTTGCCCATGGCGGCAAGGTTGCCACTATGGATGAGGATGGCAATCTCCTCCGAGGGGGCCGATATGTCAATGAGGGTTATTCAGCATCAGCCGTGGGCGGTCAGCTAATGCACGGTCTCGGCATGGGCGCTGCTATCGGTTGGCTCGGTCCTGTTACGGGCAATGTGTCTGACAAACTTGTACGAGGAGGCGGCAAGTTGTTTGGCAAGGAGATGCCGGGTATTGCCGATGCTTACGGAAAAGCTGGCGCACGTGCCGGGTTGTATGCCGGAGCAACGGTGCTCGAAGGCACTATCTTCTCTGTTCCCGAATGGATTGAGGGCAAGCGTGACGGCTTCGATGTGTGGACAGACAATATGGCCATGATGGCAGGTTTCAAAGCCAAGCACATGCTCAAGAGTGCGGGCAGCGTCCTCGGAGACCTTAAAGCATCCTTTGAGAGTCCTGCCAACGGCAGAAAGAACCGTCTGGACTTTGAGAGCCGTCTGCGGATGCGCATGGATGCTCCTTCTGACGGCGGTCTTGCACTGACAAAGGATGAGCAGGACGAGCTTAGCCGGCATGGCTATGGCGACTTGCGCGACCTTGTGGAGAGTGCGGAGCGCACCGGTGATGCCTCTCGTGGTGAACTGATTAGCGCTAACGCTCCCGAAATTGTCAGCCGTCTTACTGATATGGTCAGGGATGCTCGCGTCAGTGAGGCTGCTCGAGCCAAGATGTACTATTATGCCACGGGGCGAAAGCTTTCGGAGTCTCCCATTCTGCGAGGCGAACTGTTTGAGGATGGCAACGGCGGTTTCATTGTGGAGTCGCAGGGAGCTAACGGTGTTATCACTTCACGGTCGTTTGCGAGTCGTAAAGCGGCAGACCTTGAGTTGGGTCGCATCAAGAGGCAGGCTGAGCTTAACAGCATTGAGCTTGGCGAGCGTTTTCAGCAGACATTAGACTTTGAGAGCCGTCTGCAGGACGCTTGTCGCACTGTTGCCGGAGAGTATGGCTGGGATGTGGTTGAGGTCTATCGTACCTGCCAGGAGGCACGACGCAATCATCTTCGGGGTGGCGACAAGCAGTTTGACGAGGCGCAGCAGAATATTCTCCGCAAGGTTACGGATGCTATGGGCGAGTTCGAGGAGACTGGCGTAACCGATGCTATCCGTGGTCGTATCAACGATAAGTATGGAGTAGACATTGATACTTCCATACGCAAGGATGGCGACCGTCGCACACAGACGGAGCAGTCGGCCATCGATGAGTATATAGGTGAACTTATCCCCAATAAGGCGAAAGCCAATCCGATAGAGGATGTTATGGCAGAGGACGTCACTAATCAGAAACTCCTGAGTGACGCAGCGCCGGGGAATATCTCGGCTCCACCCGGAGGCGAAAAGCCTGTTGGTCGTGCCGTGATGAAATTCCAAGACCGCCCCGTTGAGGTGTTGAGCGGCAACGTCATAATGACCGAGGACGGCACGATGGTTGACAATGAGCGCAGCGATGCCACTATTGTTATTCGTGACCTTTCCACAGGTGAGATTGAAATGGTATCGCCGGAGGCTATTCTGTCATACGAAGAATACCCCGAAACGGTAACGGTAGATGAAATGGAAGGTATGCAGGACGGCACAGCAGCCCCGGAACCCAATACAGAACCGCAGTCCAGATATACCTCCGGCCAAATCAAGATACGCAACTCTGACGGCACCGAAACTCGCGGTGTCCTCACTGGCTATGTCGATGAGAACGGCAACCATGAGTATTATGTTGAGGGCGACCTGCAACACCTTCATTACGCATCGGAGCATGAGCTTGACAATATTCTCTCTGAATACACTCCCGATGAGCCGCAGGAGGTGAAACAGCCTCAACCTACCGAGCCTCAACCGGTAGACCCCAATAGGCCGACCCAAGAGGGGGTTGCCAATGTCGAGGACTACGACAAGGGATATACTTTTGGTATAAATGAAACACAAGGGATTTCAGATAGTGAGCTGACTGCCAAAATCGACAATCTGCGCAACGATGCTGAAAGACTGACCGACTTCGGTAGAGGCATGCTTGAGGCCTACGAGTATGAGCAACAGCGCAGGGCTATGGAACAACAACTTGTACCTGTAGACGCTGAAACCATTCCCAAAACAGAGGAAACAGCCCCAGAACCTACGGAAACAAGTGAAAATATCACGGAAACCGTTCCCAACACGGAAATTCCTGTAGAAAACGTACAGCAACCTGCGCCTGTCGCTCCCATTACAAACGAAGCTCCGCAGGTTGAGAACGCACCTGCATCTCAGACAGAGCCAACTGCACAGCCGACACCTCTGCAACGCATTCCTCGCAACGAGAAAAAAGAACCTATCTTTGAACAGGCCGAAAGCCCGGAGATTGGTTGGGACGCTCTTGTGGAATTTTCAGAGGGCGATGCGGCCACAGCCAAAGAAATTGCTGACACAATGGTCGAGGAGAAACGCAAGGCTTTTGAGAAAGCGCAGAAGCTCAAACCCAAAGGCAAGACACCGGCCGAAATACTTGCATCTAAGAAAGCTAACACCGCTGAACTCACAAAGGCACAGGCCGAATATGAGCAATGGCAGCGCATGGCCGGAGTTGAAAACGCCCGTCAGAGTGCAATCCGCTCTCAGCAGGAGGCCGAGGCTCGTAGGCTTGCCGCTGAACGTGCTGAAGCCGAGAAAGCCGAGAGAGAGGCACGAGAAGAAGCCGCACGACTTGAACGCGAGGCATTGGAGGGTATTCCCGAATGGCACATGGATACCCCCGAAAATGCCCGTAAGCGAGGTGTGCGCCGTTTCAGCGGCCAGATGTTCACTCGTCAAGAACCTGTGCAGGGTGTTGTCGGCAATGAAGTCGAGGTAAAGTTCTCTCAGAAAGACCTGCCCAAAGGCCGTGTCGCTGTCATTGAGGCTTCGCAGTTGCAACCCTCCCATGTGCAAGGACAGCGCAACCCGCTCTTCTTTATAGACGAGGCACAGCCCAAGAACCGAGCCGAGGCCGTGTCTATGTATGCCGCTAAGGAAATGGCAGAGGGCATCCGTCCGCAGGAAATCACCGGCAGTGCAACCGCATATACCGGCGCACCTACCGTTAACACTCGCGGTGAGGTAATACAGGGCAACAACCGTTCTGATGCGCTCCGTTTCCTCTGGGAAAATAACCTGCCTACGCAACAGCAGACCTATAAACAGTACCTCATTGACAATGCCAAGCAGTTCGGTATTGACCCGGAGGCCGTGAACGCCATGCAGAACCCTGTTCTCGTCAATATGCTCGATGTCGATGATACCGAGGCTATCCGTCTTGGACAAATGACCGCGCAGGACACCGAGAGCGGAGGCATCGAGCGTATCAAGCCGAAGAATGTTGCCCAAACACTCGGCGACAATATGCGGACGTTCGCCAATATGTTGCTCAGCAGTGGCGAAGAAGATGCGTCTTTCGGCCAACTCGTAGACCGCAACGGTACTGAGGTTATGAAATGGATGAACCAAGTAGGCGCTATCAGCAATACTCAATTCCAATCTGCGTTTGATAGTAAGAGCAATCTCACAGCCGAAGTCAAGAACGACTTGCAGAAGGTTCTCTATCAAGCCGTGTTCAAAGGTGCATCACCGCAATTGGAGGAGATGTTTGACAAACTCCCTGCCAAAGCACAGCGGGCAATTCTTTCAACCGCCTTCCGCGATATGGATTCCCCCTTTGCAGGTAAGATGCTCCCCGAAATACAAGCGTCCATTGCTGCCTACAACCAACTGATGTCAGACCCGGCATTTGTTGAGGCAAAGAATATGGAGCAGGTGTCAAGGGCCATATTCGCATTTAAGAGTGCGATTGCCCTTGATGATAGGTTTGAGCAGTACATGCCGGCCGATAATTTTAGTAACTTTGCACTGCATCTCGCAGGTATGTACAAGGCAAGCGATATGTCGCAATCGACTATCGCATCCTACTTTAATCAGATGTACGACTTTGCGCAGGGCAAGAAAGCTGCTACCCTCTTTGAGGAGGCCGACACAACAGAATATCCGCTTGCGGAAGTCATCAACAAAGTATTAAACATTCAATATCAACCGGCGAAGAATGGAAACAACAATGTCTCAAATGGAGGTGCTGATGTGGCTCTCCGTAATCGAACAGGCCAAGACGGGGAACCCCGAGGCAGTGAACCACCTGCAAGTAGAGAACAAACTGAGGCAGGAGCAGAACCGTCCGAGCGTGGAGGAGGAATTACAGGAGATAGCCGAGGAAGCGGAAATATCGGCAATGGTGGAGAAAGCCAAGAAACGACTCAGCAGGAAAGGCTAACAAAAGAAGCTGCATCCGGTATTATTGCCGAGATGGAGCAGAGAGCCACAGTTGCGCCTGAATTGGAACTTACCATTGAAAATTGGGATGCACAATTTGGCGAGAATGGAATCGTTAGCACTCCTATCGGAGAAGTGAAGATGGGAGAAAATCAGTTTACCAAGCTGATGCGTCAAGGGCGCAATGGAAAACTTGGTATGATTAGGTCTACGCTTGAGGACCCCGATATTATAATTGAGGATGCGAGCGAAGCTAAAGATAATCAAACTACTGAGCGTGAATCTTCATTCGTTTTCGTAAAGACCTTTACCAAGCCTGACGGCTCACGTTATTACTATTTCACCTCTGTTACAGTAAGCAAGGACGGTCATGAAGTGGTAGTGTCGAATCAAGAAAAAAGGAGGAACGTATTAACGAACCTCCTTATGAAAGGTAAATTGGTTTGGAAACACGCCGATAATGTTTCTCCTGCCTCAGACTTAGCAGATGGCTTATACTCGTCACAGGGAAATCTGTCTGACCCTGCTTCCGAGGGCACGGATGCGCCTCAAACCAATAATGTCTTATCTGACCGCAAAGTTACTAACTCTGCATCATATAAACAAGAGAACAGCGCAGAAAGTTCTGTGCAACCTACTGACAACAAGGGAGTGCAGACCATTCAGACCGCTGTAGAGGCTGCATCTTCCGAGGTAAACACCGAACCTACCCCGGCACAAGCGGAGGCCGGCAACTACAAGAAAGGCCATGTTACCATTGGTGAGTTTGACATTACCATAGAGAACCATGTGGGCAGCGTCCGCAAAGGTGTTGATGCAGACGGCAAGGAATGGAGCAACACTATGGCCAACACCTACGGCTACATCAAAGGCACCGAGGGAGTGGATGGCGACCATATAGACGTGTTCCTGCATGAGAACATGGATTTATGGAATGGCCGCAAGGTGTATGTCGTAGACCAAACCAACACAGACGGCTCATTCGATGAACACAAGGTTATGCTTGGCTTCAACGACAAGGAGGAGGCCATGAGCGCCTACCTTGCCAACTATGATGCTACATGGGGACAGACGCACCCCGGACTGCGCATTTCCGAAACTAACATCGAGGACTTTAATAAATGGGTGCAGTCGAGCCACCGCAAGACTAAACCGTTTGCCGACTACAAAAATATAAATAAAGAGGTGTCGGCGAGCTCGCAAGGCTCGGTTGCAGACTACTCGACCGTCAGCAAGGTAACCGAGCAGCACACTTCATCGACAATCACCGGCAAAGGGTATAAGGTAGAGCCGAAGCCCTACACCAACAAGCAGAGCAAGACGCTTGACACATACCTTGTGACCTTTGACCGCGATTTCTCCAAAGAGGAATTATCCACCTTACGCGCGAAAGCCAAAGCTCTCAAAGGTTGGTACGACCGTGAAACTCGCGGTTGGATGCTCCGTAGCGTTGATGACGCTAAAGCCTTTGCTGAGGAGGTGGCCACCAAAAGTGAGGATGAGGTTGCAGACGAGGCTCCCCTGTCAATATCAGACTTGGGGAAACCTGCTGACACCCCTGTGAAAAAAGTTGATGTCGCAAGTGTGACAGATGCACTCAAGACAAAAGGAGAAGCCAAATTGAGCGACCACGCCGAGCCGGTGGAATCTCCCAAGCCGAAGAAGCGCAGGTGGATTAGCGATGAGGACGCAGACGAGTTTAACAGCCTCCGCGACAATCTGCGCAATCATTTCGGTAAAGGTGATGACATTGTAAATGAAAGTGGAGCCGAATATGGCCAGCCCAAACCCAAACAAATGGATGCCGAGGTTCTCCGAATGGGTACCCGCATGACATATCTTATGATGAAAGGCGGTTTGCGCTCCTTCGCCGACTACTGCGAGGCGATGAAGGACGAACTGCCCGACATCTTTGACGATATGCGCCCTCACCTTAAATCCCTGTATGCCGCAGCGCAGAACATGGAGGAGGTGATGCAACTCGGTTGGGATGAAGAAATGGATGACCGCAAGACCGTAAAGGCCTTTGACGTTTACAATTTCGACAAGCCCGGAGCCAAGGACATCATTGCCACCGCTCAACACACCGTTGATGAGCGCACATCACAGCAACAGACCGACCAAATTATTCAAACACTCAAAAACCAACGCAATGAGCAAAGAAAAAAAGAGGCTGACAAAACATCAGCAGATACAGAAGCTGTTGTCAGCAAAGCAGAAGCTACTGCAGACGAAATCGAAAGTAAACTCGAAGCTCCAACAACTGAGCAAGATGCCGAAAGACTCTCTCGTAGCATCGACAAAGAGTTAGAGGAAGTCAATAAGCAACTCGCCCTCCTGGGCTACTATGAGGCCGACCCCGTTGATAAGGATTTCAACGAGGCCTACGGCTATATGCGCAATGCGGAGCGTAAGGCCGTGCAGGATGCACACCGCCTCGCCACACAGTTGGCAAACGACCTCGGCATTACCATAGACCCCAAAGATAAGGTGCGCAAATCAAAATATGGCTTCGGTAGCAAGATTGCCCGAAGCAATGTCGCCCCCGCCGGTGGTGAGGTTTATATCACCCTGCCACTTACAGAGGCCCGCGAGTTGTCAATCTGGCTAAGCCTCGACAAGAACGAGCCGTGGCGAGAAGGTGGTCGCGAGGACAGATATGATGAGGATTTGATGCTCACAGGCATCATGTATCGTGTTGAGAACACCGGCAAAGGCGGCATGAGCCGCTATGAATCGAGCAACCATAACACGCGGCCCACAATCCCCTATGACGAGTTCCTCTCCGATATTCGCCGATTAGTTCGCTCATATCTTCCCGAAGAGCAGGTAAAGCCCGCCACCACTCTCACTCCTCAACCCGGCGAGGATATGGTGGATATGGCAAAACGTGTCGCAGCCGATAAGGAGCCGCAATCTCCAAGCGTAGAGCCGCAACTGCCCATTGGTGATTTGTTCGGCGGTCTGTTCGATGAGCAGCCGCAGACAACCGCACCTGCGAAAGGCAAGGAGCTTGAACCTGCCACAAAGAAGGTGGCCGACATCTTGAAAGGTGGTGGTTTGAAGCCATCCAAAGCAAAGAATGACAACCTTGTCAAACTCCACGGACAGCATGAGGCTATGAAGCAGAAACACCCCGATGCTCTGTTACTCTTTCGCTCCGGCAACAACTATCAAGTGTTGTCTGCCGATGCCGAGGTGGTTGCCGACCTACTTAACCTGCCGCTTTCCAAGTTTACTAAGGACGGCGGGGAGATTCCATTTACCGAGTTTCCGCATCATGCCCTCGACAAGTATCTTCCGCAGATGGTTCGCGCAGGTAAGCGTGTGGCCGTGTGTGAGCAGATTGACGAGCTGAAGGTAACGACCGAGCGTAAACCCAAATCAGAAACAACATCTAAACCGAAATCCGATGAAAAGAAAACTGACGTACAACCTCGCCCCGAAGAAACCGGGCGAGGGGGACAGCAACCGCGACATAATGAACCGTTGGGAGAGGGCGCAAAACATGAAGTTGAGCGAACTGACGGAGGAAGAGTGGCTCAGCGTAGTGGAGAGCATTCTGTGTCTGACACCGGCAGAGGCGCAGGAGTATCTGGACAGCATCAGAGCGAGCGAGGTGTAACCACACCCAGGAACACACGCAATAACCATGCCGAGCGTGGTGTTGATTATGCTCCCAAAGGAGAAAAGGCGCGCATAGATGCTAACATCGCCGCCATTGAGCTTGCAAAGAAACTGCTTGCCACAGGAGCCACGGCCACACCGCAGGAGATGGCCATACTCCGCAGGTATAGTGGTTGGGGCGGTCTTGGCTCCGCTTTCAATGAGGGCAATGCTTGGTCGCCCAATCCTATCAACAAACGCCTCCGCGAGATACTGACCCCCGAGGAATACGAAGCAGCCGTGATGAGCCGCAACAGCGCATACTACACACCGGCACCTGTCATTGATGCTATGTGGGATATTGCAAAGGCTCTCGGATTCAAGGGAGGCAACATTGTTGAAGGTTCTGCAGGTATTGGCAATATCATAGGCTTAATGCCTACTGACATCAGCGAGCGCAGTAATATTCACGCCGTGGAGATTGACAATACCACCGGCGGCATCCTGTCGTTGCTCTACCCGGACGCACAAGTGGAGGTCCAAGGCTTTGAGAAAACACGCATCGCCAACGGCAGCGTGGACCTTGCCATTACCAATGTTCCTTTCGTTACCGGGCTTCATGTTATGGACGAAAGCGGCGACAGCGACCTTTCTAAGAAATTCCGCGACATCCATGATTTCTGCATTGCAAAGAATGTTCGCAAACTGCGCGATGGAGGTATAGGTATCTTCATTACGTCAAGCGGCACCCTCGACAAATCCCAGAAGCTGCGCAACTGGCTTATCGGCGATAAAGAGGGCAACGCCGATGTTGTAGGGGTATTCCGAATGAATAATCAGACATTCGGAGGCACCGCCGCCACATCTGACATCATTGTAATACGAAAGCGCGTAAATGGCCGCAAGAGTGCAAACGCCATAGACGTAAGCACCGTGACACCTGCGAGAACCGTGACATTCACGGATGTACGAGGTAAGACCAAAGACCTGCCTCTTTACGTCAATCGCTATTTCATTGAACACCCCGAACACATGGGCGGTGAAATGTTCTTTGGCTTTGAGCAGGGCGACACCTACCGACCTACATCTATTGGATTATTCCCAACTCGTACCGCCGACCAACCCGCACGTTTAGCGGCATGGGTTCAGCATCTTGCTGAAATGGATTGGAGCAAGGAGCAGGGCAAAGCCGCCGAGCAGACCTCACAAATCAATGAGGCTCTGGGAGAGGGAGTAAAGGAGGGCAGCATGGTAACTGACTCCGAGGGCAACCTGTGTGTAGCCCGAATGGGCCGTGCCGTACCTCTGACTCTCAACAAGAACAAAATCAAGGGACGCACCAAAGAGGAGTGTTTCAAGGACTACACCGAAATCAAGTCTGCATTGGCCGATGTTCTGAAGTACCAGACCGAGCATGACGATGATGCCGGCTTACAACCGCTCCTCGACCGCCTCAACCGCGCCTATGACACCTTCGTGCAACGTTACGGCAACCTCAACAAGAATAACAACCTCGCATGGCTGCGCAATGATGTTGACTTCTCAAGCATTGTTGCACTGGAAACCTATTCCGAGAAGGGCAACAAGGACGGCACAAAGGTAAAGACCTACGGCAAGACCGACATCTTCAGCCGCCGTGTTGTAGAGAAAGAGAGTGAGCCGACCCCGAAAAATGTCAAGGACGGTATCATTGCAAGTATCTACAAGTATGGCCGCATCGACACCGAGTATCTTGCCACTCAGTTAGGCAAGTCGCGGGATGATGTCAAGCGGGAGATTGTAGAGAGCGGACTTGGCTTTGTTGACCCGACCACAGGCCAAATGGAGGTATCGTATGAATACCTCAGCGGTAATATGCGTGAAAAACTGCGTCAGGCAATAGAAGCCAATGAAGCCGCTGGAGGTGCCTATGATGCCAACATCAAGGCTCTGGAGGCCGTTGTGCCTATGAACATACCTGCGCACCTCATCGAGTTTGCGCTTGGCTCCTCATGGATTGAACCGCAGCTCTACGAAAGATACATCAAGGAGCGCACCGAGTTGGAGGTCAACCTTACCAATGCCGGAGGCACATGGCACATGAATGAACCATGGGATACCGACAAACCCAAGAATACCGAAATGGGTGTGCGCAGTGAGTCGTTTGGCATACTCATACCCGGCCATAAACTCATAGAGGCCGCACTCACCAATAAGACAATCACCGTCAGCAGGACTGTTAAGGACAGTGACGGAGGCTCCCACACCGAAACCGACCCCGCCGCCACCACCGCCTGTGCCACTAAGGTTGATGAGATTCGCCAGGACTTTAAGGATTGGGCGCGCGAGCAGATGCAGAACGACCCGGCCCTGTCTATGCGTATGGAGGAGAAGTACAACGAGAAGTTTAACAACTCCGTTCCTAAGTCAATCCCCGATGAATTTGTGCCGGAACATTTCGGAGGAGCCGCCACGACCGTAGGTGGTAAACCTTTCCGTCTGCGCCCGCACCAAGCAAAGGCTGTCATCCGTGCCACCACACAACCTGTTCTGTTGGCTCATGAGGTAGGCACCGGCAAGACCTATACCCTTATCACCACGGCAATGGAAATGCGCCGCCTCGGTACCGCACGAAAGCCCATGATTGTAGTGCAGAATGCCACCGTTGGCCAATTCGTGGCAAGTGCAAAGGCTCTCTATCCCAATGCCAAAGTGCTGACCCTTGAAGATGCAGACCGCAACGCAGAGGGTCGTAGAGCTTTCTATGCCAAAATCAAGTTCAATGATTGGGACATGATTGTTGTGCCTCAATCCGTATTCGAGCGCATTCCCGATAGTGTTGAGCGTCAGACGCAGTTTATCCAAGACAAGATTGAGGAGAAAATGCTTGTGCTTGACCAAATGAAAGATGCAGACCCGGACGGAAAGAGCATGATTGTTCGTGCCGCCGAGCGTGAGATTGAGAAGCTGAAAGACGAAATCAGCCAACTCGCTAACGGTGGAGCCACCGACAAGAAGAAAGAAAAGGACGCTAAGAAAGCCGCTGTCACCCGACAGAACGCAGAGGTCAAGGCAAGGGAAATGCTCGACCGTGCCACTGATGATGTTGAGGACTTCGACAGCATGGGCATTGATGCAATCCTTGTCGATGAGGCTCACGAGTATAAACACCTCGGCTTTGCTACCGCCATGCAGCGCGGTGTGAAAGGTGTAGACCCGTCTTTCAGCAAGAAGTCGCAGGGAGTATTCCTCAAAGCACAGGCCGTTCTTGAAAAGACCGGCGGCAAGAATGTTGTTTTTGCGACCGGTACACCTATCTCCAACACCGCCGCAGAGATATGGACGTTCATGCGCTATCTTATGCCGGCCGATGTAATGAAAGACTATGGCATCTACTACTTCGATGATTTTGTGCGTAACTTCGGCAACCTGCAACAGATGTTGGAGTTCACCACAAGCGGCAAGTATAAAGCGAACAATCGCTTTGCAGGATATGTAAACCTGCCCGAACTTGTGCGCATTTGGTCTACCGTGGCCGACACGGTGCTGACACGCGAGGCCGGAGGCGTAAGTGACAAGATACCTCAAATGGAGGGCGGCAAAGCGCAAGACATCTTCCTGCCTCAGACCCGCGCCCTGCGCTCAATCATGAAGTTTGTCAAGGAACAGCTTGACGATTACGACAAGATGAGCGGCAAGGAGAAGAAAGAGAACAGCCACATTCCCCTTGTGATGTATGGTATTGCCAAAGCCGCCGCCGTTGATGCTCGACTCGTTCAGTCAGATGCAGAGGACGACCCCAACAGCAAGACCAATGAGGCCGTGCGTCAGACGCTCCGCACCCTTGAAGAAGCCAAAGATTACAAAGGCACCGTTGCTATCTTTGCCGACAACTACCAAAACAAGGCTTCCGGCTTTAATCTCTATGAGGATATTCGCAAGAAGCTCGTAGCCGCAGGTGTGCCGGAGGAACAAATTGTTGTGATGAAATCGGGCATGACCGTAAACAAGAAGCTCGAAATCTTCAGCAGAGTGAATGCCGGAGAGATTCGTGTAGTCATGGGTAGTACATTCAAACTCGGTACTGGTGTGAACATTCAAGAGCGCCTCCACACGCTTATCCACCTCGATGCACCTAACCGCCCTATGGACTACACTCAGCGTAATGGCCGTATTCTTCGACAGGGCAACCTGCACAATGAATGGGGCATTCCTGTTCGTGTGCTACGTTTCGGTGTGGAGGATAGCCTTGACGTTACAGCCTATCAGCGATTGAAAACCAAAGGCGCGATTGCCGACAGCATCATGAACGGCAAGCAACTCATGGAGAACTCAATGGAAAACCGTGCATTGGAAGAAGACCAAGATCTGTTTGGCGACATCACCGCACAGCTCTCCGGCTCCGAATATGCCATGCTAAAAAATCAGATTGAGAAAGAAGTTCGCAAACTGACTGCGAAGCGTAAAGCGTGGGAGGCCGACCAAACCTATATCCACAATCGCAAACGTCAGATAGCCGGGCAGAACAGAGAGTCAGAGAAGTACATTGCCGAAAACAAGTCTTATCTTGAAAAGGTTGAGGCCGCAACTATTGGCGAAATAACTGTTGGTAAGCTCTCTTTCCCCTCTGTTGATGCAATGGAGGACTTCTTTACCGAGCAGAACAAACGCAAGGCCGAACTGCAAGAGCAAGTCCGCAAATCGGGCTACTCCTCTCGTCCGGCCACATCGGATATTACTATCTCCGTTGGAGGCTTCGATTTCCATATTCATACCGAAATCAATAGGGAAATAAAGCAAGGTCAGCAGGGCGATTTGTTCTACTCCGCTCCTGCCAAAATGACCTACTCATGTCCCGAACTCGGAATAGAAGCCATGCCGGTAAGGGGCAATGTCATTAAGAATGCCATGACTGAAATCTTAGAAGATGTTGTCAGCGGCGAGGACTTCCGTGGTCGCATTGAAGCTGCGGAGCGCTCAATCGAGCGCAACAACGCTGAACTGCAATCCATGTCCGCGCGTGATGGTGTTCCGTTCCAATTCACCGAGGAACTCGCCAAAGCAGAAGAAAAGCTCAGCGAATACGAGGACTTGATGAAAGCGGAAATGGCCGCAAAGGAGGCCAAGTATGCCGAAATGGATAAAGACGTAGAGGCGGCATCCAATATCGAGCTTACCGAGGAGGACAGCGAAGATGCCGCGAGTGAGCCTATTGCGTCATATTCAGAAGAAAATGCTAACTTTGCCGTCAGACGAGATGACGGCGAGCTAAAGGTTGCAAGCAGATATGAAACACAGGACGGAAAAACAATCAACTACACCTCTGAAAATTCAGAAGGCTACGGAGGCTTATTCGACTTTGACTTCATCGGAGAAAACGCAGGAGGCAATGAAGTCGGTATGCGGAGCGGAGCCAACGATCTACAACGGCAAGGTGATACCGGCCTCAACCGACATAATAGTCGATTAGACAAAGAAGCCGGTGAGTTCAGCCTTATAGAACGCGTATTCAGAGAGAGCGGTTCTTTCAACTTCACAAGTGGTGAGAAGATTGAGAGCGCCGATGATGTTGCGTTTATATTCTCGGCTCTCGAAGATGCTGCAAAGGAACATTCGTTTGTCGTTCTCGTCAAGGACGGCAAGCCAACGGTAGTTGAACTCGGCATGGGAACATTCACCGCCACAATGGTTGATATTCCTACCGCCTCACTCGCATATAACCGCATCCGACCCGACCAAGTTTATTTTGTGCATAACCATCCGAGCGGCAACCTCATGTGTTCACCGCAGGATGTTCAGATGCTCAAGAAGATTGGCGAAATGTCCGATGTGCCTGTAACTGGAGTAATCATCAACCTCAAGACAGGCAAATACGGCACCTTCGACACCAACAACAACTCCGGCACAGGCGAGAAGCGCACACCCGAAAAAGAAAATGCGCTCACCGTCCACACATTAGACAAGCAGATTTTCGCCCCGGACTACGACCCCATGGCACAGCCGTTGGTTCGCGGTTCGGAAGATGTTGCCAAATTTCTCAACTCGCAGCGCATGGGCGACCGAGCAAAGATGTCATTTATCATACTCTCACGAGCAGGGAGAATTGTCGGCAATATCCACACTCCATTCACCAAGTTACCTACTAAATCAGACGAAATTGCCCGATACATATCCGAGCGTGTCATTCAGTTTGGTGGAGAGTCTGCAATACTTTACGGCGACTTCACACACGAAGGCTCCAAGATGGTTGCATACCGCAACTTGAAAGACAATCTCAACAAGGTTGGTGGTACGACACTGCTTGATGTGGTAAACGTTGAGGGTAACAACACAAGGAGCGCCAATGATGACGGCCTGTTGTATGAGCCGGGCAGCGAGTATGGAGCATCGCCGGATAGCGAAATACGTTACCGTGAGGTTGAGGACGATGCTATTCTTACAGAGTTCGCAGAGGGCAAGACCGTCAAGGCATACCGCACTATGCAGGTTATTGACGGCCGACTCTACTCTCCTATGGCGACAAAGGTAGGCGGCAAGACAACTCCCGAAATCAGACTTGGAGTGCCGGAACAGAGCGAGGAACACCCCGAAATCATCAAAGGCACGAAGATTGGCCGTGACGGTGTTGAACAGGGTTATGTCGTTATTGACAAAGGACTCGGCAAAGGTACACTCACCGTAGCCTACAATCCTTATGCGCATACTTCGCGCACAGTCCTCAACGACCAATTCTCAGCTGCATACATTCGCCCCAACCTTGTGACCGTTGAGGTCGAGGTGCCGGAGAGTGAACTGACAAGCGGTTATCGCGCACACATGGCTAAGGACGCAGTAGGTGAAATCTCATGGCATAGCGGCAGCGTTAGCGGCCAGTTGGCCGAACTCGGCAGACCTCGCCGTGTAATCCTCACTCGCTACGACCGCCCTGTGCGCATCGTGCCTTTCCGTGAGGTCGCACAGATGATTGCCGCACAGCTTGACGGCACCGACATTGCTATTCCTTACAATGTCGTACAGCCTCAACTCCGAACCGAATTGGAGCGCCTCGGTGTTGCAATCAGCGAGGAGGCCACCGGCACAGTTACAGACGAAGCAGATTTTGGCAAGGCTGAATATGTGACCGACCAGGAGATTGAGCGCATCAATGCACGTCAGCAGGAGATGGCTCAGACTTCACCCGAAGCCAAAAGCAGCTATGCCGAAAGAATGTCGAAGAAGTTCAACACACCTATTCGCATTGTAGCTGATGCTAAGGAACTGACAAGCGACAATGCCGAGCGACAGGCGCGTATGCGCAAGAGCAAAGGTTTCTACGCCCCTGCCACCGGCGAAGTTGTGATTGTCATCCCCAACAATGCAAATGTCGAGGACGTTGCAGAAACGGTGTTTCATGAGGTTGTCGCACACAAAGGTCTACGAGAAATGATTGGCGAGGAAAACTATGATGCCTTCTGCGATGAAGTGTATGACCATCTCAAAGATGATTTGAAGGAGCAGGTGGATGAAGAAACCACCCGACGCTTCATGAATGAGCCGGGCAAAGGTTATGCCCATGCTCGCCGCGTGGCCGTAGATGAGCTGTTGGGGCGCATGGCAGAGAAAGGTTTTGAGGACTTTACCAAAGCCGAGCGCGGCATTTGGGCGAAGCTCAAAGCCAAGGTATTGGAAGCCATCAACAAATTTCTCGGCGCGTTGAAACTCCCGAAATGGGTAAGACTCGGTGACAACGAGCTGCGTTACATGCTGTGGCGTAGCCATGAGAAGCTCCGGTCGAGAGGCTCGACACCCAATGAGCCATCCGGCATGGACTATGTGGATATGGCCCGCGATGCCGTCAAGCGTGAGGAGTTAGGGCTTGACCGAATAGAAAGCGTATGGGAACGTGAGGGATATGCGAATATCGAAGTGGCCAACAAGCGATTCAACGAAGAACTTACCCGCTATCAGAATGGCGAGATGAAACCTCATGAAATTCTTCATCTTGGTTATCCGCGAGGCGCGATGCGCAACTTCCTGCCTAACCTGCCTATCGTAATGCGTCAACGTGTAATCCGAAAAGGCTCTGAGAAGAAGCATGATGTGGATGTGTCCGCAATAATGAATATGCCAAACCACTTGGCCTCCCCGATATTTATTTTCCAACGCAGCGAGGATACTATCGGAGTATTGACCGACATGAAAGACCGAACCGGGAAAAACGTGTGTGTCGCTATTGAGTTGAAGAGACAGATGCAGAACGGGGACGCGTATCTGGAGGTGAATGACGTGCGCTCATTTCATGGAAGGGATTTCAAGAATATCGTGGAGCCTATTGTAAACAATCATACGTTGAGATGGGTAGACAAATCAAAAGGACTTGCCTATCTCTCCTCAGCGTCACAACCGGTTCAGCAGGAAATAGACAGGCAAGTCCTTGAAGATGCTGCAAAGGTAATAAAAAATTTTGAGAATCCGCTCACAGATGATGATTTGCGTTTCCGAACCGTCTCGAACGGAGCCGCGCGCAGGGAGTATGACGAGCGCGTGCGTACCAGGAAGAAGGAGAATCCCGGCGACAAGAGAGCCGAGAAGAGGACAAACCATGCCGCGCAGCTTCATGAGGCGTATATGGACGGCATGCGCTCCCTGCGTGTTCTGCAGGAGGCCGTGAGCCATGAAACCGGCAGCGAGATTGAGTCTCACGAAGATGCGTATGAGTACGAGAATCAGCTGAGCAGCCGAAACAAGAGCGGTGAAGAGGAATACAAGCGTGAGTATATGAAGCCAATGTTCGATGCTATTGCGGAAATATGCAGCGGCAAAGAACATAAGCGGAAGTATGGAGAGCTGATTGACTATGTCTTGGCAAAACATGGTCTTGAACGCAATGCGTTTATGCGTGCACAGGCAATTGCCAACGGCGTAGACTCCGACAAGGCTGACGCTACCGACTACGCCGGTCTTACTGCCCTCACAGGCGAACAGGACGTGGCAGATGCGGAAATTGCGGCCGCTCAGATGGTGAGAGCCTACGAGGCGGCAGTTGACACATCCTCGCTATGGAAGACCGTCAATGCCGCGACAAAAGCGATGCTTACCACCCGCTACACCAGCGGACTGTTGAGCAGAGATATGTATGACACCATCCGCACACAGTATAAGAACTACATCCCGCTCAAGGGCTGGGAAGAGACAGTCGCAGCAGATGTGTACGAGTATACGGGCGGTGGATACGGACTTGGTTCGGCACTGATGAAAGCCTATGGGCGCAGCAGTGTCGCCGATGACCCGTTTGCCACGATAGTCACTGACGCGCAACGAACAATCATGGAAGCCAACCGCAACATAATGAAGCAGAGATTCCTCAACCTCGCATTGAATCACCAGACCGACCTGCTTACCGTCAACAAGCAGTGGTATGTCAGACAGGCTGACGGCTCATGGTTGCCCGACAATCCTGTCATACCTGCGGATGCGGACGCAGACTTAGTCGATGCGATTGTCAAACAGCATGAGGCCGACATGCTTGCGCTGGAATCTGTCGGCGATGCCACAAAACGCTGCGCAGGTCTGCAACTCGGACTGAATACCGTTCAAAGCGAACCCGCGCAGCATATGGTCAAGGTGAAGCGAAACGGCGAGGAATTCTGCATCTATGTCAATGGAGACCCGAGAGCGGCCCGCGCCATCAACGGCATGTTGAATCCCGATGCGGGAGAAAAGACAAAAATAGCGCAGCTCGCACAGGAAGTCAAGAACTTTATGTCAAGGGCGTTCACGACATGGAATCCCGAATTTATTGTCGGCAATCTCTCGCGAGACCTTATGTTTGCCGGTACGGCTGTAACTATAAAAGAGGATGCGCGTTATGCCCGTAAGTATGCATGGAACATAACGAACATTCTCGCCAAGGCTTCACTGCCTCGTCTCCTATCCAAGTGGGAAAAAGGCATACTTGATGACAATGTGGACATAGAGCGGTATTTCAAGGAGTTCCTGCGTAATGGCGGAGAGACCGGCTTTACGCAGCTGAACACGGTCGATAAAGTCAAGAAAGAGATGCAGCGGTTCCTCCGGGAAGCGCAGGGCGGGGTCGAACATTTGCCTAAGAAAGCGTGGAGAAGTTTTTGGAACGGCGTTGAGTTCATGAACCGCGCAGCCGAGGATACAACACGTTTCGGAGTTTACATGACCTCCCGACAGAGCGGCAGAACCATCAGCCGGAGCATCAGCGACGCAAAGGAGATAACCGTGAACTTCAACAGAAAAGGCAGCGGGGCATGGGGCGCACGTCAGCTCAACTTCCTCTATGTGTTCTTCAACGCATGTATGCAGGCTATGGCAAATGCCGGACGTCTTGTAAAGAACAATCCGGTCAAGTCATCAGTCGCGATGGCATCGTTCTTGTCGGCAGGATTCCTTGTTCCGATGGTATCGGCCATATTTGCCTCGCTGTTCGGAGATGAGGAAGATGACTATTGGAATCTTCCCGAATGGGTGCGCCGCAACAACATATGCATCTATGTACCATTTACGAAGAAGTGGCTCACGATTCCGATAGCGCATGAGCTGAGACCATTCTACGGGATAGGCGAAATAGCCTACAGCACCATGAATGGCAAGGAGACAACCGAGGATGCCGTGCTGAAAGGGGTTGAGTCATTCAGCGGGATAATGCCGATAGACTGGACCGGCAACGGTGGCGACAATCTGGTGAACTTCGCGCCGACAATTGTGCAGCCGCTGGTGCAGGTAGAACGCAATGTCGATTACTTCGGCAAGCCCATATACAAAAAGACTCCTTGGAATGAGAATGACCCGGAGTGGAGCAAGGCGTACAAAGGTACTAACGGATTACTTGTGGATGTTTCCAAGATGCTGTCGGAAGCCGGTGCCACAACCGATGAGTTCGGAGTTACCTCATATCCTCAGCACTGGTATAGCGGTGACATCAATCCCGCTATTGTAGAGCATCTTCTTGAATCATATTCCGGCGGTGTTGGAAAAACTGTAAATGGCTTTGGCAAGACCATATCCATGCTGTGGAACGAAGACGCGAGGGAGTTGCGCAATGTACCTGTCGTGCGCAAGTTCCTGCAGAGTTCCGATGAAAGAGCCGTCGAGCGCAGGTTCAGCAATGAATACTTCAAGCTCCGCACGGAGTATGAGGACTCCCAGCAATATTATCGCAAGCTTTGCGAAAACGCACGACAGGATAGTGTGCTGGGAGCAGCAGGTAAAATCTCGAAGTGGCTGGAGAGTGAGCAGGGACAACGGCATATGATGCTGCGTAGTTACATGCTTCAGATAAACAGAATCGAAAACGCCATTAAACAATCCCAAAATGAAGAATTCTCCGTCCAATTGAGAGAGCGTGCAGACAGTCTGAAAAAGGAATTGGTTCAAAAGGCTGCAATGTAATTCAACAGATAAAGTTCAAGATGTATCGGTGGTGAGTAACTTTGCTGCAAACAAGTTGGCAGCGAGCTAAAGGTTGCCACCGATACATTCACCGAATAAGACATGGCAATAAAACTGAACAGATTAAGCAAAGTTCGCCCTGCGAGTGTTGAAGATATGGATAGTATCGCAAGAGCACAGGCGCAGGGCGATGATATGCGCAGGGCTACTGATGTTCTGTTGCAAGCACAAACCCTATATCAAAATATGCACCGCTTTCGCCGTGAACGAGAGCGGAATAAGCGTTATAACTACGGTGACCAATGGAGCGACATCGTGTGTGTGAACGGCATAAGAATGACCGAAGAGCAATACATTATGAAGCAAGGCCACATCCCACTGAAGAACAACCTTATACGCAGACTTGTGAGGAATGTAATCGGTGTGTACCGCGGTCAAACGACCGAGCCAACGTGCTACGCCCGCGACCGAGACGAGCAGAAATTAGCCGAAACAATGTCTACGCTGTTGCAATACAATATGCAGTTGAATCGCATGACAGAACTGTATGCACGAACGATGGAAGAATTTCTTATCTCCGGCATGATAGTACACCGCAAGAGGTTCGGACAGATTAATGATAAAGAGGATTGTTGGACAGAGTATGTCCAGCCTAACAATTTCTTTATCGACAATAATATGCGAGACTTCCGTGCGTGGGACTGTTCGTGCGTAGGCGAGATACATGATGTCACCTTTGAAGATGTGTGCCACGAATTTGCCAAATCCCCCACCGACTATGCCAAACTCACACAGATATACCGAGCTGCGAGGGAGAAGCTTGTGCTCACACAGGCATGGGAACAGTTTGGCTACAGCCAATCGCCTGAAATGGATTTCCTTGTACCGCGTAATGAAAGCCTATGTAGAGTAATCGAGATATGGAGAAAGGAAACAAAGCCGAGATATTGGTGCCACGACTACAACAATGGCGATGTTTTCAAGATAGACCTTGAAGACTATAACGAAATGGTAGTTGAGGAAAACACAAGGCGTATAATGCAAGGACTGGCAGCAGGGATGCCACAGGAGGAGATTCCGCTTATCCGTGCCGAGTGGTTTATGGACTCCTATTGGTATTTCTATTTCCTAACGCCATTCGGCGATATACTCAGAGAAGGAGAAACGCCTTATGAGCACAAGAGCCATCCATACGTATTCAAGGCATATCCATTCATTGACGGCGAGATACATTCATTTGTGAGTGATGTAATCGACCAACAGCGATACACCAACCGCCTCATTACCCTGTACGATTGGATAATGAGAGCATCAGCCAAAGGTGTGCTGATGATACCGAGCGACTGCATCCCGAAAGGGATGTCGCCGGAGGACTTTGCCGATATGTGGAGCCGACATGACGGCGTGATAGTCTATACACCGAGCAAGAATCACCGCGACCTTCCTCAGCAGGTACAAGCCAACTCAACTAACATAGGCATTAACGAGTTGCTGAACCTGCAACTCAAATTCTTTGAGGACATATCGGGTGTGAACGGAGCCTTGCAGGGGAAACCTGGTTATGCCGGAATGTCGGCGGCACTCTACAATCAGCAGACGCAGAACGCTACCACATCATTGCTCGACTTACTTGACACCTTCAGCGAGTTTGTCCGCGATGCAGCCTACAAGGATATGAAGAATATTCAGCAGTATTACGACCCTAAGAAAATATTTAACATCGCAGGGCGTGCCGGAATACAGATGGATTATGACCCACGCAAAATCCGCGATGTGGAATTTGACCTATCAATCGTTCCGAGCACCGCGACACCGGCATACCGCGCAATGGCAAACGACTTCCTCATGCAATTGTGGCGACAGCAAGCCATCTCGCTTGAGCAACTCCTACAGGCGGGCAATTTCCCCTTTGCAGACCAATTACTGCAGAGCATCCAATCGCAGAAAGAACAGTTGGAGGCGGGACAGGTGCCAGAGGGTGTATCGCCGGAACTCATGGCACAAGCGCAGCAGGGGGCGAATATGAACGCTGTGAACCAATTGTATGGGGCTGTAAAAAGACAAGAACCTACCATGCAACCCGCACGGGCTTAAAGCGAAGCCGCCGATACAACTTTCGGAGCATATTTCAGATTGTTTCTGCCGCGAGTTACGACTTGCGGCAGTTCCATTTCATAGAAGCAGATGTGCAGACCAATGGCACGTGTCATCAGCAAGTCATCATGTGTTCCTGCCTTTGCGCCGAAAGAACCGTTAGGTTTCTTCTCGTAGTTCAAAAACTCATCAATACAACGCTTGTCACGCTCAATATAAAGACCCTCGCGGATAACCTTTACAAGCGTTGAGATAATCATCGGCTTAGTAGCAACATTGGTGTGGAAGCCATAACGAACAGGCAAGCCTTGAATAATCGCGTCCTCTGATTGCTTGCGAGCATACAGGTTTGGATAAATACCCTTAATCTGATTGAGTATAGCAGCCGATTGGTCACCGTCAACATTGCGCTCCTTATCGTGGGTTTCAAGTGTGTTGCTCTCTATGACGAGCAGGGAGTTGTCATAAAACGCCGCAATCTGAGCAGCTTTCCATGCCAGGAGGTCCATGTCGATATGACCGTACCATTGCGCCACAACAGAAGGCTTACCGCCGTCCATCATCAACAGACGGTCAAACACCACGATAACAGACCAGTCAGCTTTATGGGAGCGACCACCAACATCGACAACAGTAAGGTAGCGGTTAGTTACCTCTTCCGGGTCATTAGGGCTTACAGGGTCCGCCAGATTCCACACCCACAACAATCCCTGCGCATCGGCCTTGAAACGCAAATCCCTTAGCGCGTCCTCGCCCTCATCACCAAAGGCATATATGTCACCAATATATCGAGCAGGTGCCTTTGTCGTAGGACGCATAGCCTCAACACAATATTTGTCGAATACAGCACAGCCAGAGTTAACGAACGCCTCCACATCATCAGAGGGATATTCAGAAGCCATAGAACCGTGGTCGTGGTACTTGGCACGTTCCTCAACATACCAATGAATACCCTCCAACGAGGCACCTATTTCCCAGAGCCACCACAGGTATTTGCCGCACTCCTCGCGGTCTGAACGAGTGGAGCTATTGAGCCGGTTTTCATAAAGCCATGTGGCGAATGTGAGCCGCTCAATCTCGCTCTCAAATGGAAGTTGATACAACTCAATATCGAACCAAGAAATAAACAGAGGCTCAAACTGAGATTTTATTTCCGGGTCCTTGGCCGCAACATATTCGTTGTGGAAGAAATTGCCTACACCATTAGCCGTACTTTCATACACAATCATTGTGTTAGGCCGATAAAGGACACCCGAACAGGCAGAGCGCACCATATCCTCCGGCTTCTTGCAGTCAGTCGCTTTCCAAAGACCGACCTCGGAAAGATGGACGAGCGCGTAGTCACCGCCACGGCAGGAGTCTGGGGATTCTGACGAACCGATTGAGATAGTTGCGTTACGTTGCGGCACAAGCTGTGTCAGAGATGAACCTTCTACACCTACAAGTTTATCCTCCTTCTCTGAATAAACATCACCAACTTCATGAAGCATCGCAACAGGGTATTCCTTAATCATCTTCTTGAACATACCCTTAATCTTTCGGGCACCTTCATTATAGTTCGAGATGATAAGGGAGTTAAGACCTGTTCGGTGGATGAGCTGCAACCATGCCATGTATAGCTGTGATGTTGTGGAGCCTCCCCACTGACGAGCCTTCAACAGAATAATGCGGATAGGTTTACCCGCGAGCCTCATCCGCTCAAGCATAGTGACAAATCGGCGTTGCGGGTAGGTCAGACGGAAAAGACAATCTGGCTGACCTACATCTTTATTTTTGATATAGACAAAGGTAGCAGCCCAGAACGGGAAGTCATGCAGACAGCGCAGCCGCACAAATCGGTCAAGAACCGCTTCCCTACCTTCGGGAGTAGGCTCCACATCCATGACATTGCGCAGGAAACCATCAATACCCTTGTGTTTGACCAGACCATTGACAAGTGTATTGTCGGCCATTGCTTTAGGTAGCCATAATTTCTTTAATGGGAAGTCCGGGATGCACACAACAACACGCTCGCCGACTGAACCCTCACCGGTGATTGGGTTGAAGCGCGAAAACATTTTATTGCGGCGCTCGTCGTTTTCTGAGACTATGTTAGAAACTGTAATTCCCTTTTCCATTGTCGTACCAGCCATTGCGGATTTTAAACAGCCTTTCAAGCGCAGATGATGCTTCCATGTAGAATTTGGGCGCAGGAGAATGGACGACATTAAAGACCAACTGACAAAGAAGCCAATCGGGATGCTGTTCTTTTAGAGCTACCACCCTGCGGTGTATTTCCTCAAACATTTCACGCTTTGTCGGGCGCATTGTTTCCAACACCGGCTTTCCTCGCATAATAGCTGACACCACCGCCGCCGCACGTTCTTCCGATACCCAAAACCGAGGAGAAGGAGAATTAACAATCTTCTCGCCGATTTCGTTCAACCGAACAAAACTCGCTGCATCTACCTGCTCTCGATATGCCTTTAGCAACGCTGCATTGCGTTCGCGAGTAAAGGCCAAAACACTTCCGAAAGACTTCATTGCGCTGCACTTTAAGGTATTAAACTCAATACAAAGATACAACATAGCAACTCAAAAGATAACGATACCGACCCATTTAACACCCTTAACTTTGCCATAGATTAAACACCCATGTAACATCAATTTGAAACTATGGCTGAGGAAAAGCAAGTTAAGAGCAGACGTGACCAATTTGGCGAACGACTGAAAAAGAAATACCCCGACAGAGAGTATGCCGATGATGAAGCCTTATTCGGCCAAATCAGTGACGATTATGACGAATATGACAACAAGTTATCGGGCTACGAGGAGCGCGAACGCAAGCTGACTGATATGCTTGCGAATGACCCCCACAGCGCTCAGTTCATTACAGACATGGCGCAGGGCAAAGACCCGTGGACATCACTCATTAACCGTATCGGCATTGACGGTGTAAAGGAAATGCTCGATGACCCTGCAAAGATGGACGAGTATTCTGCAAGCAACAAAGAATACATCAACCGCATGGCCAAGCAGAAAGGACTTGAAGAGGAGTGGGAAAAGAATATGAAAGCCACCCTTGCTATGCTTGAGCAGAAACAGCAGGAACTCGGTCTTACCGATGAGCAGATAGACGCTGCCGCCGATTGGATTAAGGAGGTTACGAATGACGCTGTAATCGGTATCATCAAACCCGAAACAATCGACATGGCTCTCAAAGCTATCAATCACGATGCAGACATCGCCGCCGCAAGTGAGGAGGGCGAAATCAGAGGCAAGAATGCCAAAGCTGAGGCAAAGCTTCGCAAGCCTAAGCGCGGTGACGGCACTCCGACTTTGGGCGGAGCCAACAATGCACCTGCGCCCTCTCGTGATAAAGGTTCAATCTTTGACATTGCAGACGGAGCGCGATAATGGGTGAACATATCAAATTTGTCGAAAAGCCTCTGCAACCCACCAAAGGTAGTGCAGGACTGAAAACGCAGCTTCCGGGATGCGCGACAACCGTCAGCAATCTTGCATCAGCAACAGGCGGCATCAAGCCGGGTAACATAGTATCAACCGATAAATAGACAATTTACATTTAATTTTATAACGCTATGGCAGAAATCGAAAACGTAACTGTAGGTTCGGGAGCGGCAGTTCCCACCTCTCCCGGCACAGCCGGGGTGCAGTCCCAAGCACCGGGTCAAGCCACTACCGTCAGCACTGTAGCGGGCGCAACAGGCGGCATAGCACCAGGCAATCTCGTAGAAACAGACATTGACGACCAACTGTTCCGCTTCCAAAGCGAGGACACGGCACTCATGTCGCTTATGCTCAAAGCAAAGAAAGTCAAGGTCAACAGCCCCGAAGTTGAACACTTCATGATTGACGAGCAGCGCAGCTCCCTCACAACGGACACCGCAGTCGCAGCAAGTTCAAAGGCTCAGTTCGTACTTCCCCTTGCGGCAAGCGACCAAAACATTCCGCGCGACTATCACACACTTCTCGTCCCCGATGTGGACGGCTATGCTCCCGATGGCAAGACCGTTACCCCCGGCAAGAGCCTCATGCTCTTTGTTACAGGCCGTGACACAACCACCGACAACCCCGTAGTTCGTGCAGTCAATGGTCCGAAAACAAACGAGACCGATGCTTTCTGCACAACTCCTGCTATTCCTGCCGGTTCAAAGGTGAAACTTCTCGCCAATGCGATGTATGAAACGCAGAAAGAAGTAGACCCCGACCTCATCGTGCCTCGCCCCTCTATTGTATATCTTCAGAAGCGTGGCATGAACCAAGTTGTTTCCGACTACTTCGAGGCACAGAAGAAGCACATTCCGTTCACGCAGAGCCTCATCGCAGAACAGGCAATCCTCAATTTCAAGCGTGCCGGCAATCGCACCCTGTGGACGGGTATCAAAGGCAAGCTCCCTGTCAAGGTGCCCAAGCTCGGCGAACAGATGGTTTACTTCACCGAGGGTATCCGTTGGCAGTTCAAGCGCGAACTGCAGCACGCAGGTTCATGGACTTACGAGAAGCTCATTGCCCTTGCCAAGATGTATTTCACCGGCGAAGATGTTCCCAAGACCGCCCTGCTCCTTGCAGGTAAGAACCTCCTTGAAGAATTGCAGTGCATCGACTTCAGCAAGCACAAGGAAATTCAGATTGTCACCAAGACGAACCCTATCGGTTGGACTGTCACAAGCATTCACACCGTGTTCGGCGACATCGACATCAAGCGTGAGCCTACTCTTGACATTCTCGGCTATTCCAACTCCGGCGCCCTCATAGGCGAAGACCGCTTCGTCCACTACATCTACTCGCAGCAGCACGAGTTCAACGACCGTGTGGAGGGCGAAGAAGCTACTCGCAAGGGTATCGTTGTGTGGGACGGCCTCGCACTCAAAGGTGCTTGTCACATTTGGATTGACGGTGAGGGCGAAAAGGCAAATGCCGGTGCTACCACCTACACCATTTGGGAGAGCGAAGAAGCTCCTGCCGGTGCCGACCTCGTTGAAGGCCGCGTATATCTGCTCACACAGGACTGCCCCGGCATCAATGCCGCCGCACAGAACGGTCAGATGTGGCAGTACAAGGGTGAAACAGGCGGTTGGGTAGAGTTCACAGGTGAAATCATCGCAGACTAACCCGTATCATCAAATTAAACAGGAAAAGTGGCGGAGTGCGGCCAACGCCTTACCGCCACTTTTTTCATTCAACAAATCTCAAACCCCATATAAGACAATGGAAAAAATCACTTATGGCGCACCCCGACTTGTTGATTGGGTCGCACAGATTAAAGCCGGAGCCGCTACTGTAAGGGTACATTTCACCGGCGGAGCGCTTACTTCGTATGGTGTTACTCCTGCCGAGTACACAACGGCCAATCCTTTCATTCAGAAAGTGATTGAGCAAAGCACCTATTTCAAGGAAGGTCGCATCATTCTTTTGCGCAGAACCGCATTGCCCGATGTTGCGAAGCCAACAAAAGCCGCAAAGCCGAAGCCCAAAGCACCGGCACCTAAACCCCAAACAGTCGCTCCGACTCCCGAAGCTCCTGCGCCTGCACCTGCCGAGGTTGAGGCCAAAGTCGAGGAGGCCAAAAGCCTTGCACCGGCTCCTGTCCCCGAAGCAGAACAATCCGCCGAGGAAGCAACAGCGTCAGCCGAAGAAGTCGCAAACGATGAGGCGGCAGACGGCCTCACAATCGTAGAAGCAAGTTGCCTCCAAGACGCACAGGCATATCTGCAAGAGCATTTCAACATTTCTTCTTACAAAGTCCGCTCCTACGATGCCGCGCAGAAAGCCGCATCAGAGCATGGTGTGAAGTTTGTTGGTGCAAAATTTGACACGCTCAACAGCGGAGAAGAAGCAGAGAGTGCCAGCGAACAGGAATAAAGCACAATGACGCCATGGTATATAACATTCACGAGATTATGCGCGATGTGCGCGTATGCCTTGACCAAAACATGACGAACGAACAGCTGCTGCAGACTGACGACGTTGATACCCTTGCTCTTGACGATATAGTAAAAAGCAAGATATTGGAGGCCGTCGTCAGAGTGCATAGCGACGCGCCGACATACCTCTTGGAAGAGGGGCACACATTCGGCGATGCGGTGTATTGGGGCGAGCTTGAAAGCGGATGGGTGCTGTTACCGGATGACTTCATGCGCCTAATCGTATTTGAGATGAGCGATTGGGAGCAAGCCGTATTCAGAGCCATAAGTCCGGCAGAGCCGGAATATGCCTTACAACGTCAACGGATAAAGGCACTACGCGGCACAGCTCAGAAGCCGGTATGCGCAATCGTCAACCGAGCGGAGGGGAAGGCGCTGGAGTTCTACTCGTGCAAGAGTAGGGATGCCTACGTGAGCCGGGCGTTGTATGTACCCTATCCACAAATAGATAAGGATGATGGCATAGACATCAGCGAGAGGTGCTATACAGCGGTGATATATACTGTGGCGTCGTTGGTATTGGCGACTTATGGCGAAAATGATAAATCGACGGTTATGGCCGACTTGGCAAAATCAATAATTCAGTAAAGATGAGTTCAATCCCGACAAAACAAATCGATGGAGATGTTGCGATAAGCAGGAATGTCACCACAGGCGGCAACGCGGCAGTGCGCGGCTCAGCCACTATCAATCACAATCTGACGGTTAAGGGCTGGCTTGATGCGCCGAATGTCAAGGGGCCGAGCAAAGGGCTGTTCATTACACCGGAGAGCTTGCGCGAGGCGTACCCCACTCCGCAGGAGGGGTGGTGGGCGCTGGTGGGCGATACTCTTCCGGCGCATGTCTATATGTGTATCGGAGGCGCATGGAACGGTCAATACGATGCTGACGGGAGTCCGAGGCTTGCCGGGACACTCACTATTGACTCGGCTGCGTATCTGGAGACAGTCGAGGGTTTTAAGGGCGAGCTTGAGGTGATAAAAACCGATGTCGGGCAGCATCATGATGCCATAGAAGGACTACAGACCGAGCAGGTTGCCCACGAGCGTCTTATCCGCCTGCTACAGTCTGCTGCCGATGCTGCACAGACGACTGCGGATGCTGCCAAGGCTGTGACTGACAGCAAGGGGCAGCCTGATGGCATAGCTCCTCTTGGCGTCGACGGCAAGGTGCCGGCAGCACATTTGCCGGGCTATGTCGATGATGTTGTTGAGTTTGGCGCGGTGGTCAGTGGTGTGACTGTTGAACTTGGTGTGGTGTCGGGATGTGTGTCAACAGATGCATGGTGTATGGTGGTGTATGACGATGAGCACCATGTCTTTCTGCTTGCGGAGTCTCGGAGGCGACCTGCTGCCGACGATGGAATGGAGGCTACAGCTGAGGGGCTTTCAGCGGCGGCTGATGCGATAATGGATGATGATTATCAAAGCGACTTAGACTCGGGGACTCCGGCTGACAGGTTCAGATATTACAGCAACTGGCAGGACGGGGATGTCTTTGGCCGTCTGTCTTTGGCCGGTCGAGTGCCTGAAGCAGGGAAGGTGTATGTGTCGACGAGGGAGAAAAGGGTCTATCATTGGAGCGGGACAAGGCTTGAGCTGGTAGGGTCGGGGCTTGTTCTTGGCGCCACTCCCGGGACGGCATTTCCGGGTGACGAGGGTGCATCGACGACAGAAAAGGTGGATGCACTGCGCGATGAGTTCGACGGCCACGTGTCGTCTTCAGAAAGACGTGTCGAGGAACTACAGGATATTGTTGACTCATATGCTATGCCTGTGATGATTGATTTACCGGACTTAAGTTACAGATTGGGGAAAATTCCCTTGGTGAGTCTGAATGGCATCGTAGATGCTGTAGAAGAACTTGACGGATTAGAGTCTGTGCATGGAACGACAAATTACTATTTTGTTCGGCAGGAAAAGGCCATATACTGGATTGACTATGGTGTTGCCTATGGGCCGGTGCAATCCATAAGCACCATTGGCATGGCGCCGATTATGATAACGGATGCGTTATTTATATGCGGCAATCAGGTATACTCGTTTGACGGAGAGCGGCTAAACCGGGTGGTTACGACGGCGGATGTCGACGCCATGCCGGCTGCCCGCGAGTCGAGCATGGAGGTCGAGGACGTGTATAGGCCGGAGATGAAGGTATTCGATGACGAGTGGAGAGCTGCGGGCGGTACCGTTATAGTAAGTGGAGTGACGTACGGCTGCAATGGCACTGACGATTTGACGTATGAAGAGGCTGTGGAAATCAAGCAGCTCTA